TTAGCCGTTTTTTTGCATGTATTCACTGAATTTTTTAGAGGTATTCTCTTTCATTCCATCTGTCACATGAGCATAAATATCTCCAGTCATTTTAATACTTGAATGCCCTAATCTTTCTTGAACCTCTTTTAAGCTAACTCCAGCTTCTAATAATAAAGTGGCATGAGTATGACGAAGATCATGAAAACGAATTTTAGGAACCTCCGATTTTTTGATTACACGATTAAAGATAGTGGTCATTGTTCGAGGATAGATTGGTTGTCCATCTTCTCTACAAAAAATTAAATCTTCCTGGCTATATCTTGGACCGTATAATAACTTCAGTTCAGATTGTCGTTTTTTATGTTGCGATAGCACACGTAAAGTTTCGTCATCTAGTTTAATAATACGGTTAGATGATTCAGTTTTTAAAGGACCATAAGAGAAATTACCTTCACGATAAATTAAATTACGTTGTACATGAAGAGTGCCTTTCTCAAAATTAATATCCTGCCATTTCAGTGCCAGCATTTCTCCACGTCTTAAGCCGGTGTATCCACAAACAAAAAACAAAGCAGAGTAGTGAACATTTTCTATCTTTGAAAACTGTAAAAAGCGAATTAGCTCTTCTTTCGTCCATACAACATACTTACGTCGTCTGCCTCTGGGAATATCTACTTTTCTTAAAGGATTCTTTAAGAGTAAATCCCAATCAATCGCTTTTTCTAAAGCGCCATTAAGGACTGTATAAATGTACTCAATGTACCTTTCAGATAAACCTTCATCCACAAGGTGATTAAAGAATTTTTGACATACAGGACCATTCAGGTCTGTTAATCCAACACGACCTAGAATAGGGAGGATACGGACGTTAACAGCTCTTTGATAATTATCAAACGTTGTTTCCCTTACCTTACGTTTGGCAGCCATATCAAGCCACTTGGGTAGAAATTGATTTAAAGTCATTTTGTTATCCACAATATTTAATCCGTTTTCTAGTTGTGTGGATAATTCTTTTGCTGCGTTTTCAGCTTCTTTTTTTGTAGCAAAGCCTCTTCTTGTTGTTTGTTTACGTTTTCCGGTTAGTGGATCTACACCAGTTTCAATGGTGAAAGACCATGTATAGCCAGATTTTGCTTTCTTAGATGGTACTTTGCGAAAATAAGCCATTGAATTAAAACCTCCTTAAAAAATGTTATTTAGAAGTTGTATCGTTAAACAACCACAGTTAGTTATAACATAAATACCACCTCCTTAAAGGGAATATATGTTCTGTTTGAGAGTGAAAGAAAAGCCCTGATAGGGCAATTCTCTTAATTATTATTGGTCACAAGCAATGCCATCTCCATCACGATCAAGCTTTCTAGAGTAACCTGGTTGACCTTGACTAATTGGGGCAGCACCTGCAGCTCTTACTTCACTACAATTTGCATAAAACACATTAGTATTAGTAGATTGTGATGCTTCCTGAGCAGCCTTGTCCGCTGCGGCTTGTTGTTCAGCTTGTCGTTTAGCTTCGGCTGCAGCCTGAGCTTCTTGCTCAGCTTTACGTTTAGCTTCTTCAGCTTCAGCCTGTTGTCTAGCTAATTCTGCTTTACGGGCATCTTCAGCTTTTTTAGCCTGTTCCTTTTTAGCAGCATCGTCTTGCTCAAATTTCGTTAATTGCTTTTTTAACTCAGCTTTTTCTTCTTCGAGTTTTTTGATTTTCAATTCTAGCTCGGCAGTTTTCTTTTTACAGGAAGAAAGAGTAGAACTTTTGCCTGTAAATTTTCTAGCTGACTTAATTTTTATATTTGACTCAACATATTCTACAATTTTTCCACCTTTGTCTAATTTCTTAATTAGGTCACCAGTCAAAAGAGAACCGTTTTCTCCAATCTTCTTTTGAACTTTCTCTGATTGCTTAGCAGCAGGTAGGGTTTGAATAGTTAAAGTATAAGTTCCTGAAAAAAGAGCCTTTTTACCATCAGTAAACTCTTTGGATTTAAATTTACCAAACGATTTTGTAGTAGTTTTTATTTGTTCACTATAATCAAATTTATTATTAGTAAGTGTAATAAGTAATTTTGTTTTCTTAGGAAGGTTAGTATCACCTTTGATGATAAGCTTACCATCTTCAATCTTCTTTTGAACTTTTGTTACTTCAGCATTAAGTTTATCTCCTCCGGCAGCCGCTGCAGTTGAAGTATGGGATGTAAAAGAAAGTGAAAATATTAAAATGAGAGCCATTGCTAAAAACTTTTTCATTGTCGTTCCTCCTAACAAATAGTTAATGAATCAATAAGAAGTTATTTAGTATGAATTTTTATTTGCTCACGAACTAAACTTACAATCTTATCAACTTTTTCTTCAGGGATATTTCGGATTGTACGCTTTTTACCGCCTCCAAAAAGGCCTTTTATTTCTAAGTAGAGAACACCTAATTCTAATTGAGCCATTCCGAAAAGGTTAGGAGTAATATCAAAGTCTACATTTTTAATATCTGCATACTTAAGTGTCTCAATCTCTGCACCTCCAAAAAGGCCTCCCTTTAAGGAAATTAAATATAAATTTTCATCTGTGATTACCATGAAACCAGTCTTTGTTAACTTTGCATCGGCAATAGTGAATAAAAGGATTTGTTCGTTTTTGCTCATAGATGTTTGAAGGGGCTTGAGAGCTATCTCATAGAATTTTCGCTCTGTTTTCGGAAGCTCAAGAATAACCTCTTTCATTTCCTCAAGATTGACAGGATATTCAATGAGACCAAATCTTGAATTTAATTTTGTGTATTTAGTAGACATATGTTTTTTCCTCCTCAAGTAAAGTTCATTTATTAAATACATAGTTTAGGTCAAGATGATACTGGAATTAGACATTGCTTAAACATTTTTGAGAAAGTATCCTATTCTCGTAAATAACTAATCTCTTTTCAGCAAATGCGTAGGTAACATTAAAAGTAACAGCAATTAAATAAATAGTTTCTTTACGTGACTTTTGAAAATTTAGATTTTTTAACATAAAAGTAGGTACACAAAAATGCAGTGCAAAATGATTTGCCTGAAACTCTTGAAGCTCTAAAAACATTTCTGGCATTGTCAAGTGGTTACCGGAATGGCGAAGTTTATGGCAGATTTCATGGGCGAATTCTTGCCATTGTTCTTGAGGTGTAAGTCTACTGTCGATAATTAGCTTTCTTTTATAGAGACGGCTAGATACTTCCCAAAATTCTAGCTGTATCTCCAAACAATCCGCGATTACATGAGAGTCTAGTTGGTTAGGGGAGTAGATACCAATCTGCTTATAAAATTGGTAAATCCAGTCTTCTAACAAAGATGTCTGGTAGTTCATTGGTTATCCTCCGAAAAACAAAATACTCAATTAGATGGTTTAAAATAGTAAAAATTCCCTTTGTGAGTTGAAAGAAAAGACACGCTATATATACGTGTCATATACCTCATTAATATGTAAATAAACATATTTAACTTTTCATTAACTTCGTATATAAGCAACTGTTAACGCAACACCTAGAAGTCGCTTGAAACCTTAATATAAAAGGTTTCTTAAGGTGCTTTTAATAATTAACGCAACAGTTAGTGCAACGTTTACGCAACAAAGACGCAACTAAAACAATAATTAAAGAATTAAAGAAGATGATTATATGCGCGTGTGATTGTATAACATGAATTTCTTTTAGTCAACAAGCAACTATTTATCACGTTCTTTAATAAATTCCCAAAAACGAATCAATTCTTCAATCTTTTCTTCAGGAGCACTTTTTAAATCCTTGAAGAACAATTCTGTCTTAGGATCAAGAAGTTCTTTCCACATTTCATCGCTAGATACACGATATTCGTCCCCAGTTAACAAATAATCTATTGAAACTTCGTATAAATCAGCCAAAGCCTTTAAAGTATCGTAATCAGGTTGACGTTTATTAGCCTCGTAACTGGATAAGGTGTTGTTTTTGATTCCTACTTTTTCAGCGATAAATTTTTGAGTAAAACCTTTCTTTTCTCGACATAATTTTAGCCTGTCTCCAAAATCCATAATATCGCTCCTATTTCAATGTTTTCTAAGCACTATATTATCACTGTTTCTCTATTCGAGAAAAAAAATTCTCAAAAAGAGAAATAAATACTTTACATTCTCGAAATGAGAATATATAATCAACTTATCAAGTTCACGAAATGAGAAACTTGGAGGTGATGAGTTGAAAGATTTACTTGGTTCAAGAATTAAACAATTACGTTTAAAAAAAGGCATGACACAGGATGCATTCGCTAGAAAAATCGGTTACAGACATGCCGGGATAATCAGTGAAATCGAATCGGGAAAGAAAAAATTAAGCAGTGATAAACTCCCGATAGTCGCAAATGTTCTTGGTGTTGATATAAATGCACTTTTTTTTGAAGAAAATGTTCTCGAAACGAGAACTAATTAATCACTGCGATAGGAGCTGATGACCTATATTGGCTACAAATATTTAAAACTTGGTTCGCAGTTACAACATTCAACACATTTGTTTTAGGGTTAAGTTTTCATTTATTTCAAGAATCTATTAAACGAAAAGGTGGTATTCGCAAATGGATAATTCAATCAATGTCTCCATCGACATGGCGCCGATTATGAAACGACTAGAATATTTGGAACAACGCTTAACTAAAAGTTTGGATGCAGCTAGTTCAGCACATGATGCTTGGAATACTTGTCCACCACTTATGTCTGTTAAACAAACAGCTGAATTCTTAGGGATCAGCGAAAGTCAAGTTTATATCTTAACCAGACGCCAAGGTTTCCCAAAAACCAAAGCTTTGGGAGGTTTAAAGATAACCACTCACATGCTGAAAATTTGGATCGAACGTAACACGGAATGGGTGGAAGAGAACACCGATTTCTTCAGTAAAAACGTTATGTAATAAAGGTCCTCTAGTATAAGGGTAACACGTAGTCAGTCATAAAAATAGGAACGAAATATGGCTGCAATATCAGAAACTTACAATTGAATATGACAGGGAGAGGTAGTTATGAAAAATAAAGCAAACCTGGGAGAAATCTTGAAGGAACAGGGGAAGACACAAGCAGAATTTGCAAATGAAATTGGCTATGATCAATCAACTATTTCCAAGTGGGCAAACGGAAGTCGTGTAATTGCAAAAGAAGCAAAACCTCTTATAGCAAGAGGCATCGATAGTTTCAAGTACTACATCGGTACGATGAAAGAAACTGCAGGTATTTCATTAACTCCTTACATGAATGGAGATCGAATACACAGGGATATCGCTTCAATACGAATGCTTGTTGAAAAGGAGCGAAAAGAAGCAGAAGAGTACTGGAGAAAAGATTTCTGGCACATACCTCCTGAGTTCGCTAATGACATTGAACGTGAAGAGGTTAGGCAGTTCATAAAAGAGTATTCAGAAAAGCTTGCAGCTGAATTCAATCTACTCGCTGTTGTTTGTGAAAGATACGGTTTTTCTTTAAAACAAATTGATCAGCAGCTGGAAATGACCTTTAAATCAAGGGGGTTAGTTAAGTGAGTGTACAAGCTTTAAGCATCTATGAGCGAGCAAGGAATTTAGAAGAGGCTGGATGGGCAGTCATTGAATCAATCGATTTAAACGCAGATATGCAGGAGTTACAGGAAGAAGCGTTTGACACAGTACTTGCAGCTAGGAAGATCCAATGGCAGTCACTAAGTCGAGTAGAACGGATTGTAGCAGATATGAAAAGCAAAGGGGTTGATGTTGATATAGTACCACGTTACCTCAAATTTAAGGAGGAGACAAGCTATGTATAAGTTGCCAATGATGAAAGCAAGCGAAGTCAGAAAGTGGTGTAAAACATTAAAAGGAAAGCCAGTTTTACTTTTAGATATTGAACGTAGAATTCGGCAAAATATGTGGGCAAATAAAAAAACAGCTAGCTAATGCGAATAGCTAACTGTTCGTTTCGAATTACTAGATTTCAAGTGAATTATACCACATTACATAAGTGGGCGACAAGAATTGTTCTTGTCGTCATGGTCAGGAAAATCCTTTATCTATCGGTCCTTAACCGTAAAGGCACAACTCATTTTCCTGGTCATGATGATGCGAATAAATAGCATCAGAAAGTAGGGGAATAACATGCATTTAGAACATCCTGAAATCACTCAAGTAAATCGTACAGGCTACGTAAATATGGTTGCTCAACCTGAACATGCTGGAGTTGATTATTTCGGAACTGAAATTCTTATCGGTGATGAAATCGTAACGGATGATAACACGGGTGAAGTGGTCTTGAAAGAAGATTTGGAAAAGTATTTGGAAGAAGAGTACGGCTTCAAATTTACTACAGCAGAATAAAGAAGCCTGCACGGACGAGGTGCAGACTTTAAATGTTAAAGAATTTTAAGGTACTTACAGTTTATTAAAAAACTTCATAAAACACAAGGAGGAAACATTAATGAACGGATTATCAACTGTTAACGATTATTCAGATTACGTTCCAGCTCCTAAGGAAACAAATGCGACTACAGAAGCAATGGTAAGTCGCCAAGCTCAAGAAGTGCAGGCAGCCATGGTTATAGCTAAAAAGTTTCCCCGTGACACATATCAAGCTTTTGAACGGATTAAAACAGCTTGTGGTCGAAAGCTTCTTGCTGAAAGTGCAGTGTATGAGTATCCCAGGGGTGGTTCTAAGGTTTCAGGTCCTTCTATCCGGTTGGCTGAAGCTTTAGCTCAGAACTGGGGAAATATTGATTACGGAATTATGGAGCTTGAGCAAAAGAACGGTGAATCCTCGGTTATGGCTTATGCGTGGGACCTTGAAACAAATACACGTCAAACAAAGGTCTTTACAGTAAAACATGAACGTAAGGCACGAGGCAGTATTAATAAGCTAACAGATCCGCGTGACATTTATGAGTTAGTTGCTAATCAAGGGGCTCGTCGTTTACGTGCTTGCATACTCGGTGTGATTCCAGGCGACATCGTGGATGTAGCTGTTGATATGTGTCAGAAAACGCTTATCAGTGGACACAAAGAGCCGTTGGAAGATCGGTTAAGAAATGCATTCAGCCTTTTCAAAAAAGATTTTGGTGTTACCAAGGAAATGATTGAAAAATATATCGGAAGCAATGCTGATGCATTTACAGAACATGATTATTTGAAGGTCGGTCGTATTTATACTTCTCTACGAGATGGGATGGCTAAAAAAGAAGATTACTTCGATTTAAAAACAAGCCCTCCTACTAAATCAAAGGCTGAAGAAGAGTTTAAAAAACAACAAATAGAATCGACAGAACAGCCTGCCCAAAAAGAAGAGGTAAAAGATGATAAGAAAGAGGGTGCTCCTAGTGATGAAAAACCTTCTATCTTTGAACAGTCAGAATTATTATAGTCGCAAAATAGACAAGCAATATATGTCTAATTCCCAGTATAAAAAATTTCTTACATGTGAAGCAGCGACAATGGCTGAATTGAATGGAATATGGGAAGAGCCTTCTTCAGAAGCCCTTCTCTTCGGTCAATATGTACATGCCTGGCTCGAAGGTGAAAAGGCTTTTGAAGAGTTTATAAAGAATACACCTTCTCTTTTTAATCGGAAAGGTGAATTGTATGCCCAATATAAGCAAGCAGATAACATGATTAAGGCTTTAAAAAGTGATGATTTATGTATGTTCATTCTCCAGGGAGAAAAAGAAGTCATTATTACGGCCGAACTTTTCGGAGTTCCTTGGAAGGGAAAGCTAGACGTTTATAAACCGGAAGCAGGACGCTTTGCAGATTTAAAAACAGCTCGTTCTCTTAGAGAGAAAGTTTGGCATCCTGAATTAGGTTATTGTTCTTTTGTAGAAGCTTACGGCTATATCACTCAAATGGCTTTGTATGCTGAAATCGAAAAGCGTTTTACAGGTCGTCAGAATTGGTTAGAGCCTTTAATCGTTGGCATATCTAAAGAAGATCCACCTGATAAAGCAGTTATCAATATGGACGAGGGCATCATGCAAATTGAACTTGAGGAAGTTGAGAGGAATCTAGATCGTATTTTGCAAGTAAAGCATGGTGGAGAAAAGCCTAGAAGTTGCAGTAAGTGTAAGTATTGCAGAGCAACCAAGAAATTAGATTCGATTATCCATTTTGCTGAATTGATTGGGTGATTATATGGAAGAGAGAATAGCATTCCCTTACTGTTACAAGTTTTTAGCGGAAAATAAAGAGCAATATGAAGGCTATATTCAAGGGTTTTTAAATTTATATCATCCGCATCTGAAAATGGTGCGGATTGAAAAATACTATGTAATCTGCATTAGGAAATAAGCAGGAAGGAGGGCGTTGTTTTGGAAGGCTGGGTGAAGTACCATCGCAAAATTTTAGAAAATGATATCTGGTATGACGTTACAAGTTTTAGACTCTTCACTTATTTGCTCTTACAAGCAAGTCATCAGGATGGAGTAAAGATTAACGGCATCGAGGTAAATAAAGGACAGTACATACGATCTTACTCCAAGTTGGCAGAGGATTTAGCTTATACACAAGGGCGCGGAAAGGCTACATTGAACCGAAGCACGATAAAGCGTTCTGTAGATAAACTCGTTAAAAAGAACATGATTAAAGTGGATGAAACAGAATATGGAACGTTGTTCACTATCGTTAATTACTGTAAGTACCAGGATTCTGATAAAACTATTGAACGTGATCAAGAGAAAGTTGGTACCACAAGTCCACCTGAAGAAATCGACGTTCCTGCTTTTGATCAAATTGAAAATAAATTCATTCAGCAAAGAGCTGCAGGCTTAGTTATAAGTGCCTCAGACGCTCAAGCAATTAATGAAGTGTTAAAGCTAGGTATTCCATTAGAAACGATTCTAGAGTGGATGGATACGATTTATGCGCACTATCTTAAAAAGAATAATGGACGGACAATTAGATCCTTTAAATATTATGAAGAAGCTATTAAGACTCAACAGCAAAAGCTACAGCAGCCTAAAACAAATGTTACGCCTTTTCCAAAGTCGAAAAAGGAAAACAGCATAGATGCACTAGCAAGGTTTGCTCAAAAGCACGGGGTCAAGTTAGGAGGTACACAAGATGGAAATACATGAAGCACTAGACATTCTGCAAAGAATAGCTGCTTCCTACACACAGTTTGATTTGACTGGTGAAATCGGAGAACGACGAATTGAGGTTTGGTCTTCTCACCTTATGAAAATGCCATATAAGCTAGTTTTAGAGCGAGTAAATCAACACATTCTACGTGAAAAGTTTCCGCCAACTATCGCAGAGGTTTCGGTTAAAGTTCAAACAAATAATGAGTTCTTGGATGAGCAGTCCCAATGGAGAGAGCAAGTAAGACAAGAGAAAAAAGCAGGCAATCATAAAACATTTGTTGATCATTTGTCACCAGAGTTAAAGAAAAAGTACGGTTCCTTTTTAAGGAAGTGAGGGTGAAAACGTGGAGTATCAATTAGGGGTAGAAAATATCGAAGCAGAACAAGCTGTCTTAGGTTCAATTTTTCTTGAATCGGATTTATTGGATGAATCGATTTTACAAACACAGCAATTTTCAAGAGCTTCACACAGAGCCATTTTTAAAGCGATGAGAGAGGTTCAGGAAGCAAATAAACAAGTAGATATAGTAACAGTCGTAACACAGCTAGGAGAAGGTATCGAGCAGGTAGGAGGCGTTTCCTATCTAAGTGACTTGGCAAATGCTGTTCCATCTACAGCGAACTTTAAAACCTATGAACAAATGATTTTGGAATCCTATCGAGTCAGGGAAGCACGGAAGTTAGGAGCAAAATTAGCAACTGTCACAAGAGAAGAAGAGGTACCAAATATTCTTCAATCATTAGGTGAATTACAGGATATCAAACGAAAAAAGAATCGTACGAAAAGCGATGTTCTAGCAGATATCTTCTCTGATATGAGTACTCCAACGCAAGGGCTCACAGGCATAGACACCGGTTTAGATGACTTGAATCGTATGACAGGTGGTTGGCAAGGTGGAGATTTAATCATCGTTGCTGCAAGACCTTCAATGGGTAAAACAGCATTTGCTTTGAGTTTAGCCCAAGCAAATTGTGAAAAAGGCGGCGTGTCCGATATCTTTTCACTGGAGATGTCTGATACACAGCTAGTTAAGCGTATGTTGTCAGGTCTTGGGCGGGTAAACGGCAAGAAATGGTCAAATCCATTTGAAGAGTTCACTAATGAAGATCATGAAAATATGGCAAATGCAATTGGTCATTATGAAAAGTGGGACATCAATATTCACGATGAACCTACCCAAACGGTTTACGATATTCGTTCGAAAATAAAGGAATCATTCAAGGAACATCCAGATAAAAAACACTTAGTCATCATAGATTACCTGCAGCTCATTTCATCTGTAGGGAAATTTGAACGTAAGGACTTAGAAATCGGTCATATCTCAGGAATGTTAAAGAAGATAGCCCGTGAGTTTAATGTACCTGTCATTGCTTTATCTCAGCTTTCGAGGGGAGTAGAGCAACGCCAGGATAAACGTCCGATGATGTCTGATATTCGTGAATCAGGAAGCATTGAACAGGATGCAGACGTTATCAGTTTTTTATATCGGGATGATTACTACAACAAGGATTCAGAAAATCCAGGCGTTACAGAAATCATCTTAGGGAAGCAGCGTAACGGTCCAGTAGGTACTGTACAAACATTATTTAGAAAAGAATACGGCCGGTTCCTCAACTTGTCAAAACAGCTAGAGGTCAAGATGGAGGCTGAGTTAATTGGATAAATACGATGTGTTTTATGAAATGAAAAAGTACTTTCAACAAACGGGTCAGGTAATGGATCCTCATGTATTTGCTTCTCAATTTAAAGGAGCGTTCACCACTACTGAAGGTGTAGAGGGGATTTTAATGTTTGATCAATACCTAAACAATGAGGTGAGAAATCGTGGCTCTGTTAGCTAAAGCAGTTCGGCAACGACAAAATTATTTAATCAATGAACTAGTGCGGTACGGATATTTTAAAGCTTCTAACGGCAGACAGTTATACGAATTAAGTCTAACTGAGTTAGAGCAAGTTCATATTCAAGTTAAATCTAATTTCGGCAAGCAATTAGGAAATGGGGGATGATGAAATGGTTGAATTCACGGTATATGGAGAGCCAGTCGCTCAGGGTCGTCCAAGAGCAAGCACTCGAGGCGGTTTCGTTAAAATGTATGATCCTAAAAAATCAAAGGATTTCAAACAGTATGTGAAGCTCGTTGCTTCTGAATATAAGCCAGAACAATTGCTTTCAGGTCCTTTACAGCTCGATGTGAAAGTATTCAAGCCGACGCTTAAGTCTTTCAGTAAAAAGAAAAAAATCGAAGCAGAGCAAGGCATATTACGTCCTATCAGTAAGCCAGACGTTGATAACTATGTAAAAGGCATTAAAGATGCTTTAAATAAAGTCATTTGGAATGACGACAGCCAGATTGTAGATTTGCATGTAAGTAAATTTTATTCCGAAACACCTCGTATTGAAGTGGCTGTACAAATGCTTGAAGTGCAGCAAGAACAAATGTCTTTACTATCAAACTAAAATTCTAGGGGGAAATTAATTATGTCATATGCAGAATTCAATCCAGTGGTGAAAAAGGTAAATCTTAAAGCAGATGGTAAAAAGGAAATCGTTCTTGAAATCGGTGATTCTGGTTTAGATGGCAAGCTTGATACTTTAGCAAAAATGATTGGTTGCAAGGTGCAATGCGCTATCGAGTCTCAAGTAGTTAACTTTAATATCACATTAAACGCTCAGACAAACGAGCCACTTAAAACATATAAAGTCGATAACAAAGGCATTGTGTCCGAAGTGGAGCCAGAAGTAGAACAACTTGAAGCTAACCTTGGTCTTCCTAAAGAAAAAGTGAAGACAGTAGAAGAAAAACAGGAAATTGAGTTGGCAGTAGTTGATGAGTTTATCTCAAGTGGTCTTGCTCCACAATTTGAAACAGAATTTGCTTATGACATTCCACAAGTCATTAAACGGAAAAATGACGGTGAAACGTATATGAAGATTGCAAATGAATTAAATATCTCCTCTGGAACCATTGTTGAGCTAGTGGATCAGTACCGCGCAAAGGTTGCTCCTTTAGCTGAGAAGTGGAAGGAATGGAAAGATAGTCAAGATGAAAAAACAGAGGCGCGTGCTGAAGCTAAAAAAGAAGAGAAAGAAGAATTAGACCTTTCAGTTCCTAAAGAAGTATCAGAAGAGAAGAGTGAAGAGTCTGACGATAGCACAGAAGATGGCGCAGCTTAAAAAGACTAATAGGAAAGTTGTTAAAAAGCATTAAATCTGCTTTTAAGCAGACATAGGTGCCTGATCGCACTATAAACGTGACGATCAGGCAGACCCTAAAAACTAGTTCTTTTTGTTAAGCCAGTAATTAAAGATGCTAACAGTTATTCCAGTAATAATACCAACTAAGACTTGAATCATCATTTCCATAACGCATTCCCCATTTCAAATAAAATGAGGGTCTGCATTAATAATCGTATTCAATGAGGGTTTCTAAGGTTAATAAATTAGGAGGGGCAAATATGGAACGATTAGAACTAATCAAAAGAAGTACGGATTTCACAACAGAACATGGCCATGGTTTATATGTAGATGTTTTAAGTGCTAATGACTTCAATTGGATGGTTCATAAAATCGAAAGCTTATCCGAAGAAAATGAGCAGCTGCAAGGAAATTATGAGCACTTATCGAAAGAATACCTTACTTTAAAAAGAAGCTATGCTCAAACATCTCTTAAATTGAAACGTAGTCAAAGGGATCACGTGAAGAAAAATAATGCACTGGATAAGATTAAGCGTGATTTTTACAAAGCGAAGGGTGGAAAGTAACAAATATGAAAAAGGCGGCCTGATTACAAACAGCTTAATAGGGTCACCGAACACGTCCATTCCAACGCCACAGTAGCGCTTGTGACTTATAACGATTTAGCTTTCGGTTGGCCCCATGCAGGGATAAATAAAAAAGACGCTCTATGGAGACAAGAGCATCTTCGTGGTGCTATAAGCGGATTCTACAAATTTTATTCTAGGTATTTAGTATTTAGAACATAAAAAAGACGCTCTGCCAGGAGCATCTGTGTGATAAAAAAGAATTTGTTACAAGGTAGTTTGATTATACACTACCTCTTGCAAAATTGAACCAGGAATCTCTTCCCAGTAAACTTAACGAAATTATAACATGAGGAGGTATTTTCTGGTGAGTGTAAATACAGAGAAAATGACCGCTGAAATAGACTTGATGAAAAATGCAACTTATATCGTAATAGATGGACAACTCAAGGAAGTTCCTCAGCCAGATGCAGGTTACGGAAAACAAATTATTAGTTGGCAGGGTGGGAAACCCTGTCACGGCAAAATAGAAATGGACATCAAATTTAAATAAAGCTTATCGGAAAAACCGAGGGCACTGAGTAAGCAATAGCTTATTTGGTGTCCTTTTTATTTTATAAAAGGGGATATGGCCATGAATCCAACTTTACATGATCAGTTGAAGCAATGGAGAAAAGATAAAGCCGTAGTTGAAAAAGAGAGGAAACGTACAGAGAATCTTTCTACACGTGATGTGATGGATTTAATGGGAACGAACCGTCAAATCCTTACAAGAGGCAAAGGCGGAGCATATAGACAAAAATAAGAGGGGGGCTATGTGATGGCAGCAATACAAACTTCATTACTTCGTGATGTTGATGGAAAAGAAACAAAGGTAAACGTGGAAAAAGCATTTGCGGATTATCGCATGTACATGATGACTGTACCAGAGGATATTATGCCAAAGGTTACACCTAGCTACTCACTTGTACCGCCTAGCAATACAAATGCTTTTCATTCATCCACTGAAGATACCGCTATTAAAAGAGTCGATTACGAAATAAAGAGAGATAATTTCATGCAGCGAGTGCAACGAGCAGTGAACCGGCTAAGTAAAAGAGAACGTGAATTGATCATTAAAACCTATATGACTTATGAGGACGTATATGCTTTTGATGTCTATAATGAAATGGGAATTAGCGAAGCAACTTATTACAGAATACGCGAGCAGGCTTTCTACAAGCTTGCCTTTGCTCTACAACTTCAAGTATATAAAGAAACCGAGACACCTGCCTAAGGGGTCTTTTTTATTTATGAGAGAAACATGAGAGGATTGTGAAGGAAAGACGAAAGGTTATTTCGTTTTAAGGGTGCTATTATGGTATTAGCGAAAAATATTTAAAGAAAAAACTTTGGAACTTATGTTTTCCATAAAGTTACACCGGTGACAGTTAGCATAACTAGAAAGAACCTATACCTTAAAAATGTATAGGTTTTAGGTGATCACAATTTTAATAAAGCATTTATGAATTTTTCAAAGTTGACAGGTGTGCGTTTGAATTGTTCAGATGATAATGAAATTTCATGACCGTCTCTAAAAGTTAAAGTTGCGTTTAAGTCTGCAAATTTATAACTAGGATAATTCATCTTTGAATAAGCTATATCCTTTTTTAGTAAGTCATTGACCTTTCTTATAGAGAAAGTCATATTACTTTCAGTTGAATTTGATTCATGAAGGAAAAATGATACCTCAATAAAATTTTGATCATTCATTACAATAAATGATATATCTAATTGTTCTGATTCAAAACTTTTTTTATAAGGAATATAATTTAATTGTTTACTTGGATCTATAATGTTGTTTAACTGATTTGAAATATATCTACCTTCACCAAATCCATGTAACCAATTGTGTAGTTGTTCATAGGTTTCCATCTCTTTCCACCTCCTTTTTTAACAGTATTCGACAATAAGAAAGGTATTTCCTCCTATTTGTCGAAATGTTAGATGGCAGGAGGTGAGAATATGAAAGTTATTATAACTATGGATAGTGGTAAAGAGTATATTTCTGAATTAGATAATTCAATCCAGGCTTTTAAAGAACGGGCACAAAAAGTTAAGGGTCTAGGTGAATTGGATTTGTTGCCTTTAGATAAAATGAGTTCTAAACAAATTAGTATCAGACATATTTCTTCAGTAGAATCGATTGAAGAATTTAAAGAACTAGAATCTAGTCCTTCACATACTACAGCTGGACGTTGGTGATTGGTTGATCTAGGACATGCTGTCCGAGGTGGTATCTAAAGATTAAAGGGGGGAAACGGACGTGAATTTTGTGAAAGTAGTGAAAGCTCGTGGAGCATCGGCACTAGAAGATAAAATCAATACTGCACTAGCAGAAGCAACTGCGGAGCTAGTGGATATCAAAACTGCTGGTTCATTTGACGGAAAAGATGATACTTATTTGGCTATTATTGTTTTTAAAAAATAAGAAGTTAAAAGGGATACTGGTTCGTCAGTGTCCTTTTTATTTTCGAAACAGGTAATTTGTCATACCTTGTCGTATTAATAGACGGGGAGGTGATAAAATGAAAATTTACAATTACAGTGTAACAAAAATAAAAGGAGCTTTGACTGACAAATCTCCTTACGAAGAATTAGAACGTCATTTGAATTTACAAGGTGAAGATGGTTATAGACTTTGTGCAGCTATTCCCCAAGTTTATGAAGGATCCACAGAAGCAACAGTATTAATTTTCGAATCAGAAGATGAAAGTGAAGATTAATATCTAAACATCCGATTATTCAGAGGATTTTTTACTTTGAAAGGTATGTTAATTCTCCTGATTTGTCCGATATAGTTAAATAAGGCAGGAGGTGAAATTTTATGACAAATAACTGGAAAGAACTATACGCTCGTAAAAATGAACATTTTACCTTTGTAGAAGAAGAGGTAAAAGAGAAATTGAGAAAAGTTGTCAATGAGTTGAACAATAATTTAAGAAAAGTTCATGTAAGAGATGCGGAAGTTAAAGATTCTTACGTGGACTTTCCGGATTGTACCATTATGTTTGAGGTAGACAAAAAAGAAATTGTTTTTAAAAAAGAGCCTCGTGGACAGCATTCAGTAATACAAGCTACTTTAACTATTGGTTCTGGGAATGAAATTATCTTTGGACAAATAAACAAAGCATATTTCTCTTTTGATTCAGAGGTAATAGATGATGTACTTAAATTTTTATTAATGCAGTAAATTAAATATTAAAAAAAGGGCCTTGTATCATACAGTGCCCTTTTTTATTTGAAGAAGACAGTAGTTCAAGGTGAATCTTTGTTTTTAACTTAGGTACATCATGAACCAGATCTAAATTAAGTTCACTTCATAGTTAACCTATAAGAGTGAGCCAAAGTTGAACTAATGGAGGCGGTGATGATGTAGATGGCTAAAGGGAAGTATGAGAAATGGATAGCAGAAGAAGGTCTTGTGTTGCTTGAAGGGTGGGCTAGAAATGGCTTAACTGATGAACAAATCGCTCATAATGTAGGGGTTAGTCGTTCTACTTTAAACGATTGGAAGAAGAAGTATCCGGACATTTCGGACGCCTTAAAAAAAGGAAAGGAAGTAGTTGACCTTCAAGTTGAAAATGCTTTGTTAAAACGAGCATTAGGTTATGAGTATGAAGAGGTCACTCAAGAAAGCCAATGGAATGAGAAAAACAATAAATATGAGCTTGTTATTACAAAGTGTGTTAAGAAGCGACAGGCACCTGATACGACTGCTCAAATTTTTTGGCTTAAGAATCGACGCCCAGATAAATGGAGAGATAAGCAAGACGTTGAGCACACAGGTGATATGGATTTAAACATTGTTATTGACTATGGTGAGGACAATGACTAAGGTAGTTGTTAGCTTTAATAAAGGGTTTAAAAAGATTAATGGTACTAGAAAACGATATCGCTTATTTAAAGGGTCTGCGGGTTCTGGAAAATCTGTTAACATCGCTCAGGATTTCATTCTTAAGTTAATGGACCCAAATAATAAGGGAGCAAATTTGCTTGTTGTTCGTAAGATAGATGCTTCTAATAAGGACTCAACCTTTGCTGAGTTAACAGCTGCTGTTGAGCGAGTTTGTGGAGTTAAGTGGCAAAGTTATTGGAAGGTTAAGCAAAGCCCTCTCGAATTAGAGTGCTTGATTACAGGTAATAAAGTTATCTTTCGTGGAATGAAGGATGTCAATGAACGAGAAAAAGTAAAGTCCATTAACTTCTCACGAGGCAAATTAACTTGGATATGGATTGAAGAAGCAACAGAGCTACAAGAATCAGATGTAGATATCCTTGATGACCGATTAAGGGGATTGTTGCCCAATAGAAACCTGTATTATCAAATGACATTTTCTTTTAACCCAGTAAGTGCAAACCATTGGATTAAGCGTAAATACTTTGATATTGAACACCAAGATATTTACACATATTCAAGTACTTATCTTGAAAATCGTTTCATTGATGAAGCTTATCACAGACGTATGATGCTACGTAAAGAACAAGATCCAGAAGGTTATAAGATTTACGGCTTAGGGGAATGGGGAGAGCTTGGTGGTGTTATCTTATCCAATTACTCTGTTCATGACTTTGATATTGCTTTTGAACGATTTGATTCTATGCATCATGCCCAAGACTTTGGCTTTAACCATGCAAATGTATTACTCACGGTTTCTTTTAAAGACGGTGAGCTTTTTGTGTGCAATGAAATCTATGTACACCAAATGGATACAAACGAAATTATTGAATCTGCTGATAAAAAACAAGTCGTCAAAAGCTTACCGATGTATTGTGATTCAGCTGAACCTGACCGTATAAAGATGTGGAGAGACGCTGGCTATAATGCAATACCTGTTCATAAGAATCAAGGTAGTGTAAAAGCTCAAATTGATATTCTCAAAGGATTAAAGATTCATATTCATCCTTCATGTGTGAATACGATCAAAGAAATTCAGCAGTGGAAATGGAAGAAGGACCCGAAGTCAGGTCTCTATCGTGATGAGCCAGTTGAGGTATTTGACGATGCAATGGCTGCTCTTCGATATTCAATTGAACCATTACGAGTTAATCAAGAATACAGTAATATCATGCTACCTACTATTGGTGGATGGAAAATGAAGGGGGTGAATGAATGAATATTATTGACCGTTATCGAAGCTGGAATACAAAAAGAAAGACTAGAAAATACCTTCACAATATAAGCCGTGCTATTAATTCGCGTTTGGAGAGTGGCAGACAAACTCAAGAGAAGTGGGAAAAGCAATTCTCCTGGTATGAGGGAATTATGATTCATCGTAGTGAGTTTCGAAATAAAGACGTTATGGAAAGCCTGAAGCTCATTCGTGATTTAAATCCAACAGCATCAATGGCTATATGGAACTTTCTTCGCCTATCCAATACAGGTCATGAACTTGAGTGCTTAAAGCCTACAGGCTCCAATGACAAGCAGGGGCAAGATTATATTAATAATCTTGCTAAACGTGTAGGGGCTTTATATGGTGGTGGTACTGATCAGTTAATTAATGTGTTACATCTAACTGCTTTTACCCAGGGAGCTATTTGTCTAGAGGTTGAACTGAATGAGGGCTTGAATGATGTCGTGGATTTTCACCCAGTAGATCCTACTTCTGTAGATTTTCGAAAGGATAAAGAAACAGGTGAAATCCAGTTAGTACAAAAACAGTCCGATGGTACATACAAGGTGCTAAATCGAGAGCAGGTATTTTATCAGCCTCTTGATCCGGACATTGGAGATCCTTATGGACGTTCTCCTATTTTGCCAGTGCTGCAAGTTGTGTTCTTCCAAACCGAGGTATTAAAAGATTTAAAAGCCGTGGCCCATAATCAAGGTCATGCAAGATTTGATATTTCAATTGTTGAGGAATCTATTCTAAAAAACATTCCTCCAAGCATTGCTTCCCAAGGTGAACAAGCAGTACGTCAGTTTGTTGGTAAATACATTAGTGATATTGAAACTGCTTTTAATAAATTAAAGCCAGACGATAACTTTATCCATCCTGATAGTGTGAAGGTAGAAATGACAGGTGGTACGAATGGAAAGTCAATGGACGCTACAGCTCTTATTAATATCATTAATCAGCAGCTTGTTGCTTCGCTAAAACAGTTACCTATCTTGCTAGGATTAAATGAGACGAGCACAGAAACGCATGGCACTGTTCAATGGCAAATATATGTGGCAGGGATTGAAAGCATTCAGCGAGGTGTTAAGCGTGTTATAGAGCGTGCTTACAATGTTGCATTGCAAGTACAAGGTAGACAGAGTAAAGCTCGTTTAACCTTTAATAAGCTACGCACTACGGACCGTTTCCAAGATGCTCAAGCGGAACAAATTGAAACAAATACCTGGATAGCAAGGGTGCAGCAAGGTTGGGCTGATAATAACGAGGCTGCCAATGAGGTAGTTGGTCATGATGCAGTTGCTGAACCGCAAGCGCCTGTTTCAACATCACTAGCTATTGCAAGGTCAAGACGTGTACAAGTCAAGCGTCAACCAAAAACACGGGCTGATGATACTGAAGATGAGTATGTAAAGGAAATGCAAGGCGATTGGGTGCCTGAAGTGGCTATCCTAACTACCAAGGCAGCTGATGACTTCTATAACTTGTTACAGAATCAAGTAGAAACATATATCAGTAGACTTGAGGAAGCTGATACGCCTCCTACACGTGTCTTGATGGATGTTCACAGGCTTATGTATTCCAATACTCGAAAAGACCTTTCAGACGTTCCTAAATCTTTTATTGATTGGATTAAGTCCAATATCCTAACAGATGAGGGTGAACAACTTGAATTGTGGGATGCAGCAGGCTTTGATTGGATGGAGCAATCAGCCAAAATAGCAGGGATGTACAATATTATGGAAATCGATACAGAGCTTGTATTTGATGATATAGCCGATGATTTCTTACGTTCCTTATCTGATCGTTCTCGAAGGGATGCCGAATTGATTCAAGGTGTCACTGATTGGCATGTGATTATGGCATTATGGGACGTTGCTTTTGAAGGACAGTACAGCGTGACCAAAGCAGCTAATGCGTTACGAGAAGACTTTGCTTTCTCCAAAGGAAGAGCAAGAACTATTGCTCGTACTGAAATGGTAGGAGCTGCAAGAACTGGTCAATGGCATTCTGATAAACAATCAGGTATGGTCATCGGTAAGATATGGCGTTCTGCTCAACAAGATCGCACAAGGGATGGTCATAGAGAAGCTGATGGGCAGAGAAAAACATTGGATGAGCCGTTTTACGTGCAAAACGCAAACGAAGAGTTTGAGCCGTTAATGTATCCTGGTGATAGCTCAAAAGCTTCAGCAGATAACGTCATTAACTGTCGTTGTTGGTATAAACGTATTCTTGAAGGTGAAGAGCATTTATTGGAGGGAGGTGAATAAGGAATGACAGGAGCTTTACATTTGCCAGTGCGATTACAAGTTGCACAAGAACAGGAAATAGATTTAGATGCAATTAATCGTCATACGCTTGAGCCTGTAACAGCTGATGATATTTTTACATTCTCAGGTGTTTGCTCGAATGACAGACTAGATTCTTACTTTACACGAATGGACCCTGTAACTACATTACGAAACTATGCTGCTGATTTAAACAATGGCGTGAGCTTATTAGGAAACCATAATATTTACACAGCTCCTTTCGGACGCTCATATGGTGGACAATTGATTCAAGATGATACTGACAATGCAAATGCAGTGCGCGGTGACTGGTACATCCTTAAAGGTATAAAAATTAATGGTGAGTCTACAGATGACACTATACGAGCTATTAAAGCTGGTATTACACGCGATATGTCTGTTGGCTTTTCTGATGAGTCTTATCGTTGTGGTTCTTGTGGTCGCGATTTATGGGATTGGGAGTGCCCGCATATTCCAGGTTTAGAGGATGAAAACAGCCGAATGTCCTTTGCATGGATTGAAAACGCTAGGCTTAGAGAGGTATCGACTGTATATAAAGGTTCTACACCTGGGGCCTACATCGACAAGGCGAGAGCTTACGTCCAACAAGGTCAATTAGAAGAAAACAAAATAGCGCGATTAGAGCAACGCTTCCAAACTCGCTTTGAGAGAAAGGATGGCGCTGCTTTTTTTATGCCTAAAAGGGAGGATAACAAAAGCATGAATTTAATTGAACAAATTCGTACAGCTCTTCAAAAGAATGAGATTGAGAAATCACGTGTTTATGAAATTTTGCAAGGTGAAGGTGAGAAATTTCGTCAGCCAGATGATATGGCAATACGCAATGAGTTGGGCGAGCAAGCCACCGTAGAAGGTGTTAAGCAATTAAAGGTAGAGGCTGAGCAAGGGCGCCAATATGCAGCAGATTTAATTGATCAAGCTGTTGCTGCACGCACACGCGCTCAAGGTGATGGATTCAATGCTGAATCTTATAAGGCTGTGTTAGTTCGTTCAGCTGACCTCGACTACATCAAGGATGAAATTAAAGTATATGACGAAATGACAGGACAGCGTTTCACGGGTGGTCGTCAAACAAACCCTGATGATCCTAACCGTGGTCAAGGTGGCGGAGATCCTGAAGAGAATATTATTGTTTCAGAATCGTACAAAGGAGATGACAAATAATGTTTAACAAAGTAGGCGGTATTGTACCAGATAGTTATGGATTATCTCTCACTGTTTTTGCGCAGGATGCTACAGCGGATAAGCCTGTAAAAGCAGGAACACCACTTAAATTAGCAACTACAGGGGCTTATCATGCTGTTAGATGTGCTGATGGTGATGCTATTCAGTTAGTGGCCAAGCACACTGTTACATCAAAAGAGGCACCTCTTGGTGTTTACGATTACGGACATTCCCGTAACAACGAATTTCCTTACAGCGGCACAATCGCTGTTGGTGATTCAGTTGTTGCTGATGCAAACGGTGGAGTTAAGAAGGCCACAGCTGCTAACGGTACTTACGTAGCATTGGTTAATTCAAGTAAAAAGACAGTAGAAGTTCTACTGCCTTAATGGAGGGGAAAGCATGAAATTTACAGGCAAAATTAAAAATAGTCGTGGGGAAATCGTTGAGTTAAAAAATGGTTCAGAATTACGAACTGCTATGAAAGATTCAGCAGGGAAAGACGGACGTATTGCTGGTCAAGCTGAAGAATTACTTAGTAAAAACAGTTCTGCCACTTTCCGTTCCTATCTTGCTTCTCAAGGCGTGACAGTAAAAGATGCTGTTCGGGCATTAGGAATTGAGGATATTGGGTCTCAACAAGTCCGTGCTCTTTACCAAAATGACAACACAAAACCTTTATTTAACGCTGTATTAGAAGATGGGTTTCGTGAAGGTTTCTTAGCAGGTGGACGTTCTGATCAATTAGTTGGTCAAACAATCAGTATGGATCAAATGAGTTATCAGTACTACACATTAGAAAATAAGGATAATGATGATCTAGACCTAAGCTTTATTGGTCAAGGTGCTCCAATTCCAGTTGTAAGTATCAAATTAGATACAGACCATACGATTTTCGTTTACAAGCGTGGTGGTGGTATTGAAATCACAGACGAAGCAAAAGCGATGCGCTTTGATATGCTTTCTCTTCATTTACGCAAACGTGGTGTACAAATCGGCCGCACTGAAGAAAAACTAGCTGTTCATCGCTTATTAAATGGCTATTTTAAAGATGGCACAGATGCAGCTCCTACGCTTGGAGTGAAAACAGCGAATGATTGGACGCTGGCTGATATTTGGTATGCAAAACAATACGCATATCAAAAATACGGTTTTAACTACACAAAATGCTTAATGAACTTAAAAACAGCAGAAAAATGGGCAACTCAAAAAGAAGCAAATGGAAACTTTATTTTCCTTAACGAGCTGAAAAATGGAGATATGCCAGATGTACTGGATTATCAGCCGTTTATTTCTGAAGATATTCCAGATGGCCGTATGGTATTAGTAGATCCTAGATTCGCTCTAGCTAAATATCAATTTAAGCCATTCTCTGTTGAAAATGACCGTGATGTGAAAACGCAGGTTGAGGGTTCATATGCAACGGAAACATCTGATTACATTCCATTTGATCCAAATGCTCGTATGATTTTAACTCTTGATGCAGCTAGATCATAAGGAGGGATAACATGGCAGCAGCTAGTAAGAAAAAATATAAATTGAAAGACCCTGCTACTCAGTTCGCTGAGGTGACTAGTGGAGGGTCTTTTTCATTGGCCGGAGAGCAGGAAAAGGAGTTACCAAAGAACCCTTCTCGCGAGCTTTTAAAGCGTATTGAAGCAGGTTTCATTATCGAGGTGAAATAACATGCCTTATGCAACAGTAAAAGAGGTCAAAGAGCGCGTTTCATTTTCTGAAATTGCTGCTCTTACTGACATCAAAATACAAGGATACATTGACCGTGCTACATCTTGGATTCACCGAGAAGCTCAACGAAAGTTTAAGAGTGAAACAGATGAAGACCTCCTTGCTGATTTACGTACAGCTACCGTATTGCTTGTTGAGTACCTTTGGTACCAGGATAACCCTGATATCAAAGAGAGCTCATTAAGCCCTATCGAAACAGAAAAGATAGGTTCCTACTCTTACACTATGAGGGATGTTCAAACAGTGGACTCCATCAAAGAGAGGGAGTATGAAGGCGCGCGTACAGGCATTAAAGAGCTTGATTTAATTTTGGAGTCTCTTAAACAGGACATCCCAACAGGTATTTCGTTCTTTTCTATCTCGGGTCCTTCAAGTGGGTATGATATATGAGGTTTGAGCGTATTCTTACTCATCGCTGTACGGTTGTTTTAACTGGCCAGAAAACAGGTGAAACCGAGTACGGTAAACCTATTTATAGTGATGTACCTATTGAAAACGTGCCTTGTCGTGCGGATCAGATTAAGAGAAGAGCTTCTGTTGATCAATACGGTGTTGACTTTATCACCGAAAATATCTTGTTTATAGGTCCTGGCCAACAAATCCCCAGTGAGGCGAAGATAAAGGATATTCAAGACTTACAAGGGAACATCGTTTTAAAAGGCGTGTACTCACCTGAGAATGTAAGACCTGTTTACTCTAGAGTACGTCTTCATCACTACGAAATCACACTTCAAAAGGAGAGTGGTGGAAGTGGCGAAAAAGAATCTTAAGTTTGATTTTAAAATTGATCAATCTGTAAAAGATCAGCTATCTCCTGAAAGGTTGAAAGAGGCCAGGAGAAACGCTGTTACTGCTGCTGGAATGGTATGGGCAGATGAGACAAAGGAGATTGTACGGGAAGATGATCATATCGATACGTCCTTGTATATTAACTCTATTGGATACCTAACAGATATTCCAGCCCAGGACAAAACAGGCAAGGGCTCACGTGCAGCCACTCAAAATGATGTTGTACATGAACTCATTGAGGGCGCTGATACAACCATCCTACTAACGGGTTCAGGAGTCAGTTATGCTGAGATTCTTGAAAAGAAATATAACATTATGGCTCGCGGATTAGACCGCGCTAGTGAAAGAATGGACCGTGTAGCGCAGGTTCAAATCCAAAAGACATTGGATTTATAGGAGGCACTCATGATTAAGTATGTAGATCCTATTCCTCCTATCCTTCGATTTTATAAAAGTCGAACAGATTATCATATAGACGCTAATACTTTCCAATCAAACATTAGTGAAGGGCTATTGGTTCGTAGAGCTGGAGGTATCGGTTTTAGCCGTATCCACCTTATTTATCGTGCTTCAGAAGAATCAGAAGCGATGAGCAAGCTTGTTAATTGTGTCAACTTGTTAGAAGCTCAAGCAGCCTTTATACAAGGTTTGCGCGTTGAGTGGTGTGAAAGGGAAAGTAATCCTATCCCTTCGAGAGACGAGGACACAGACAAGCCAGAAGCATGGTGCTACATGCGATTAGAACATTTAGAAGCATAGGAGGTCATTTCATTGGCTGAAAAAAATGAAAGCAAGGAAAAACAAACAACTGAACGCAAAATTATTTGTAAGGGCCCCGTTGATAAAAACAATGGGGCTATTATTTTTCGCTTGCCACCTGAAAGAAAAGACGGGAAAGACTTCGATATTGTAAAAGGTCAAACGCTTGTTGTAGGCACAGATATTTCAGAAGAGGTAGCAAATCAATTATTAGACTCAAAATCTTGGAAATTTGAAGAGGTGACTAAATAATGAATGATATCTATAAAGTTGATTCAAAGAATTTTGTTGGTGGTCCAGGGCGTTTGGTTGTAGCAGAAATGAGTGTTGCTGCTCCAACAAAGATTTCTGATGTAATGGATTTAACAGATCCATTCTCCTTAAAAACAGGTTGGAAGGAACTAGGTGCAACAACTGATGGTATTTCAATTTCTCGCGGATGGGAAACAGAAGATTTTGAAGTAGATCAAGTTATGGGTGCCGCAGATACAGATGTTTCAAGCTTCGAGCACGGATTAGAAACACAACTAGCTGAGAATACCATTGAAAACCGTCAATTGGCATTAGCTGGGGGCTCTATTATTGAAACACCAGCCACAGTAGGAACTGGACAAGTGTTAGGGGGAGCTCTTGCAGCAGGTGCCCGTATTGTCACGCTATCTACTGCAAATCCAGCATTTAAAGCTGGTGGATGGTTACGACTAGGTACAAGCGAACTTATCAAAATTTCTAGCGTGAATGGTACGACTGTCAATCTAGAAACAGGGGTTAGCAAAGCTTATACAACATCTGATCAAGTGTATCCAGTAACAGAGTTACCTTCAAAACGCATTGGCTACGGGACAGTGACGGATATTCCATTCAAGCGTTACGCGCTTATTAGTCAGAAAAAAGATGGTTCACTATATATGGCTGTTATCCGTAAAGCTAAGGTTTCAGGAGATTCAAAAGAGCAAGCATTTAACAAAGGAAAACGCGTTCTTCCATTCCAGTTACAAGCCTTCCCTGAAGATGGCGTAGCAAAAGAAGAAAACGTATATTACGAAATCGAACAAGCAATTTAAGGGAGGACTTATAAATGGGTGTAGAAGCAAAATTAAAAACATTAGATGTTGAAAAAAATCTCGGTGTGATAACTCTTTCAGACGGAACGGAATTTTCCGTTCCCAGACTTTCTATGTTAAAAATTATTCAAGTTGTAAAGTTTCTTGGTGTAGATGGAGCTAAGATTTATAGTCAAGCACGTGAAGTATTGATTGATGATTCGTATGACACGATTGAGAAATATGCGATTATTCTAGAATCTATTCAAGAGGCACAAGTGATGCGCATTTTCTCTATCATCTTAGAATTAGAAGACAAAGAATCTTTAGCATTAGACCCTAATGATTTATTAGAAATCCTATTAGTTCTTAGTGAGAAACTTGATTTAAAGAAAACTTTTACTCTAGTCCGTCAGTTGATGAAGAAAATGTTCGATATCGACCTGCCGGACTTCAAGGAATTGATCGACAGAGCGTTCCCGGAAGCACCAATGGAGCCAGTGGAAGAGAATACTTCGGAGAAAGAGAAGGAAGAGGCCACAGCTTAACCTGGGAAAGCTTCATTGATCAAGTTATTACTCAGATAGGGTTTGTTTCCTCTCACTACAATTACACCGAGGAATATGTTTTAGAACATACACCTGATTGGGTTCGTAGGAAGTATGAGCAAGCCCTAAAAGAGAAATGGGAAGAGAGTCGTTCTCGTATTACAGAAGGCGTAAGCAGCCTTATGTTGTTGGTTGATGGCCTGTTTAATAAAGGTAAGGGTAGTGAAGACATTCTTCCTTCTTCCTATGAAAAAGCTATGGAAGCTCAACAAAATCAAATCGTTCAAAAAGAAGAGAACTTTGTCAAAGGTTCATGGTGGAAAAAGTCTGGGTGATCCAGGCTTTTTTTAGTTTAGAGGGAAGGAGGTAAAACATGTCTACAGTTGGACAGTCAAACATTCAAATTACTGCTGATGATCAACAGGCGAGGAGAACCATTGGTGGTTTCTTTAGAGGTATGGAAGCTCAAGGAAGACGTTTTACAAATCGCATGCAACGCTTTGACCCTTTAATTGGAGTAACAAACAGCGTAAAGAATACACGCCAAACGTTAGCTGGGCTCCAAGACGACTTCGAGGGGCTAGGTGAAGGTAAAACCTTTCAACGTATTACAAAGTCTCTTAATCGCGTTCAAAATGGTCTTAAAACAACAGGTCAAGTTAGTCAAAAAAGTTTAAAAGAAATGCAAAAGGAAATAGAACGCGTTCGTAGTACATTGAATGAACTTGGAGATGACCAGCCTTTTGAAGAAATGAGGGCGGCTCTTGCTCAAACAGAGCGTCAATTTGAAAGTTTTCAATCTACCACAAGACGCTTTCGTTTTAATCAGCTAGAGAATCTGCCTGATCATCTTAAACCATTTCAAAGCGAACTTAATGAATCGCGTCGCCAAATGCGTCAAATGTCTCGAGAAGGAACAAAGTCACTTGATGATTTAGCAGATGCAGCTGTTAAGTCCAGTGTGGGATTAGAGAGAATCACCAGTGTTACGAAATCTGGTAAGTCTGCAATCAAAATCATTCAAGGTTTAGGCGATTCTACAAAGGAAACGCAGCTAGCTATTTTAGGGCTTAATAGAAATGGTACCGTTAAAATCTCTACAGAAGAAACAACTCATCGTCTTGGTCAGTTTAAACAAGAATTAGAAGACTCTAAGCGCAAACTTGAAGCTCTTCGTGATGCTGGTGATTTTGGCTCTTATGAGGCTGGTATGCGTGTTGTAGAGAAGAAGTTGGCTGATGTAAATAGAGCAATGTACGCGGCTTCTAAAGGCGGACAGGCTTATCAAAGGATGATTAACGAACTTGGCGTAAATACATCTGATGCAGCGAACCAAGCAGCTATTGCTATGGAAGCCTATAAGGATAAATTTATCCGTTCTGTTGACTTGATGAATGCAAGGAGTAACCAATCTAAAAAGATGATGGACATCCTTCCTGAGGTTAGTCATTTTCAGCGAATAGACAGGTTCTTTTTAGGGATTGGCAATCGTCTTGAAAACATGGGGAAGCAAGGAACGGCTGCTAATATCGCTATCAGCATGCTTGGAAGAAATGCCAGCATGAAAGACCTCAATGACCGCATCATGTTAATTAATCAGGGCCTAATGCGTATGAATCAAGTAGCATTAGGTCTGGGTGTTGTGTTGGTTGGTTTTACAGCGGCCATGTTTAATGCAGCTAAAGGTCCTGAAGTAGCAGATATCTTTGAACAACGTGGTCAATTGTTATTAGACTATCAAAAAGCAGTAGAAGATCGTACACAAGAAATTGTTGATACTTGGGGATTATTCGAAAAGGCAGAGGTAGAGAAAACAAAACCTGAAACTCTAATGAAAAATCTACAAGGCCAAGTCGATGTGATGAAGAATTGGGCTTTAAACATTGATAGTTTAGCTAAACGAGGAATTGACGCGGGGTTGCTTGCTTCTCTCAGAAAAATGGGACCTGAAGCAGCTGGTCAAATCCAGGCGCTTACTAAAATGTCTGATTCCGAATTAAACAAGTATGTTGCACTATGGAAAGAAAAACATGCTCTAGCTCGTAAGGAAGCACTAACAGAGTTAGAAGGATTACAAAGAGAAACGTCTCAAAAAATCAAAGAGCTGGAAAATAGCTTAACACCTTTGGGTATTTCACTTGAAAAAGCAAAATCCACTTGGTTACAAGCATTACAACCGTTCATAGACATTTGGGGTAAAATAGCCGCTAAAGTGGTAGGTGGTGCAACGGCTATAGGAGAATTCGTTAATAAGCTAAATGAATTGAATCCTAGCATTACTACCTCAGCAGGGATGTTTTTGTATTTATTTAACGCAATCTCCTTAATTCTAGCACCTATGGCTATTGGGATTGGCCGAGCCAATGGTATGAAAGCAGCTTTCTCTGCGACGTTCTTAATCATTAAACCGTTTGTTCTTGGATTCCTACGAATTGCAGGAGCAGCTACAGTAGTTTCGGGTGCCCTAGTCCTAGTTGGTGGTGCATTCATTAAACTGTGGAAGAACTCGGAGAACCTACGTTCAGCTGTCATGAGTTTATGGCGAACCTTACAAGAAGCAGGGAGTACAATTGCAGCTCCTTTTGTTAAAGCTTTTCAAATGATTAGCAGCGAGGTAACTGCTTTTCTAAATAAAATGGTTGGAAGCGATGCTCAAAACATGGCTTCTTTTTGGCAATCTCTTGGTGACAAAATCGCTGTAGGGATAAATAAAATTCGTGATGTGATTCAACCTGTTGCAGAAAAGATAGCAAGTGTGGTAGATGCATTTGTTGAGTGGGAAGGATTCTTACCTGTTATTGCTGGTCTAATTGCTGCATTCGTTACCTACAAAGCAACAATAATTGGGGTAGCAGCAGCTGTAAAAGTATGGAACCTTATTCAAAAAGCTTCTGTAGCTACTATGGCACTTATGCGCGGGGCGATGATTGCGTATACGGTAGCAGGTGGAGGATTGCAAGGGATTCTTGCAGTTGTCACAATGGCTCAGAATGCATTGAATCTAAGTATGATGGCTAATCCTATCGGTTTGATCGTTGCTGCTTTAGTCGGTTTAGGCGTAGCATTTGTTGTTGCTTATAAGAAATCAGATACATTCCGTGCTTTTGTTGATAAGTTGTTTGCTGCAATCAAAAACGGTGCTTCAACGGTTCTAAGTTTCTTACAAAACAACTGGCCTTTGCTACTTGCGATTATTACGGGTCCAATTGGGTTAGCGGTTTACGCTGTCATTAAGTATTGGGATCAGATTAAATCAGCAACCATTACAGCTTTCAACGCGGTGACTGGTTTCTTTAAACAATGGGGTCCGTTGATGCTTGCTGCTTTAGGTGGCCCACTTGGATTAGCGGTTTATGCGGTGGTTAAGCATTGGGATTCGATAAAATCTTCAACTATCTCAATTTTTAATTCGGTAAAGGATGCAGTAGTAAATGCGTTTACGAAAGCCAAAGATATAGCGGTTGGAATCGCCCGAAATTTTGTGACGAATGTAAAAAATGACTGGAATAATTTAAAAAATAATACGATCTCAATTTATAACTCAGTCAAAGATTTCATAGTCACGGCGTTTAATTGGATCAAAGATAATGCAACCAAAATCGTACAAAATTACATTAGCAACGTAAAAAATAACTGGAACACCTTGAAAAATGCAACAGTGGCGATTTACAACGAAATAAAAACGTTTCTTTCAAATTTATGGACAGCTTTGAAAAATACAGCGGTTAAGACAGCTCAAGTCCTTTGGAATGGCGTTAAATCTCAGTGGAACGCGTTGAAAACTGGAACAATCAATATTTTTAATTCAGTGCGTAAGTTCCTATCTGATTTATGGTCCGGTATCAAAAATACTGTGACAAAATTAGCATCATCAGCAAAAGATGGTGTCGTAAATGCATGGACTTCATTACGTAACCGCACAACGGATATGTTCCAAAACATCAAGTCCAAAGTAATGTCTATCTTTGATGATATCGTTTCAGCTGCTAAAAAATTACCTGGGCGCATCGGTGATGGTATCAAATCAATGGCTGGTGGAGTGAAAAAAGGTGTTAAATCATTTGCAAATGTCCTTGTAAAAGCCATGGGTTCAGGATTGAATGGCGCAATTGACGGTATCAATTGGGTACTTGAAAAAGTCGATGCACCAAAGATTAAGAAATGGCCTATTCCTGAGTATGCGAAAGGTACAGATGGACATCCTGGTGGACCTGCGATATTAGGTGACGGTAAGAAGAAAGAAGCTTACGTTACACCTGACGGACGAATAGGAATCTCACCAGCTACCGATACACTTTACAACCTTCCTGCTGGAACACGCGTGTTTGATGGTAGCCAAACAGCTAAAATGCTAAAAGGTGTTCCAATGTACGCTAAAGGCATTGGTAACAAACTCAAAGATTTAGGTGTTAAAGCAGTTGATAAAGGTCAAGAGTTATATGAACACGCCAAAGATAAAACAGTCAAAATGGCTAGTAAAGCGAAAGACTTAGCGCTTGATGTGTGGGATTACATGAGTGATCCTGAAGGGTTGATGAAGAAAGTATTCGGTAAGTTTATTCCTGATTTACCGAAGCTAGGGAATGCTGCTGGTGACATGCTGAAAGGCGGCGTTAAGAAGGTAAAAGATTCATCAATCGGATTCATTAAAGACAAATTAGATAGGTTTATGTCATTCTCAGATGGTGGCGGTGATGGTTCTACTATTGGTCCAGGTAGTGGATATGGCGGTATGCATCCATACGTTGAAGCGTGGTATAGAAAAGTAAAAGACAAATTCGGCCCTACGCGTTTTATGGGTGCTTATAACAACCGTAATGTTCGTGGAGGAAGTTCAAAATCAATGCATGCTTATGGTCGAGCCTTCGATATTGGAGGTTCAGCTTCTACAATGGCAAAAATAGCAGAGTGGGCTAGAACTCACATGAACAACCTCCAATATGCCATTTATAACCGCAGAATCGCTGGTCCCGGCATGGGTAAACCGTGGCGCCATTACTCGGGACAAAATCCGCATTATGATCACGTTCATCTAGACTTCTTCCCTGGTGGCGGTGGTGGAAGTGGAGGTTCAGCACCTACTGGAAACCTTGCTCAATGGATAGCTGCCGGAATGTCTCGTGCTGGTGTGTCCGGTGATGTATGGAGAAACGGCTTGAACTGGATTATCCAAAAAGAATCAACTGGTAATCCAAGGGCAGTCGGTGCTCCTACATCTGACGGTACAGCAAAAGGTCTTATGCAGTTGAAACATTTTAACTACAAGGGAGATCCGTTCAACCCAGTCAATAATATCTATTGGGGAATTAAGTATATTAAAGATCGTTATAAGAGTATCGGTGGTGCCTTGAGTTGGTGGAGAAAACATAACTGGTATGCAAAAGGTGGCGTCATTGATCATGACCAAATCGCCCGGGTAGGAGAAGGCGGCAAGAAAGAAGTCATCATTCCGCTTGAGCAATTTAAGGAGCGCGCTATTCAGTTACTGTTATACGCAGGAGAAAAGCTTGGGTTCAATATGACAGGGTTACTAAATCCACAACCACAAATGGCAGGAGCTAGCAATTTACCTGGCGTTCAAAATACCATGAATACTGTATCCATGAATCGTGAAAAGATTGGCTCTGTATTCAATGTTAATCAAGATAATGATCCGGGAGAGAACATCGAAATCCACAATCATTTCTATGTTGATGGGGAAGAGATTGCATACAAGGTGGAGCCTACCATTAGTCAAATTCAAGGCCAACAAGGCCGAAACACATTACGTGGCAGAGGGGTGAAGAGCCATAGATAACCTTTTATTATTTAATAACTTTAAAGTCATCAGGCTGAATGGAAAAGTATATGACATGTATAAAGATTTAAACATACTTGTTTCTAGTTTTCCTATTCCACCACCTCCTGTACGTCATGAAACAGAGGAAATGGTTGGCGTTGACGGGATTATTGATGTGGGCACTACTTACGATGCTCGGATCATGACTGCAAAGTGTAAAATGACTGCTGTAGATGTATATGATTATGAACTATTACGTAATGAACTATTTCGGGTTATGGATTCCAAAGAAGCCTTTTATATTGTCAGAGACATAGAGCCAGGGAAGCGTTGGCTAGTTAAGTATAATGGGAATTATCCTTTAACTCAGAAGGCTGAAAGAGGTAAATTCGATATCGAGTTTATCTCTTTTTCTCCTTATAGCGAATCAGTGGGAACAACACTAAACCTATTCACAACTGATTCAGAACTTTGGCAGTTTGGGATGGGACTATTAGGCGATAATGATTCCCAAACCTATACGCATACTACGACTAATTTCCGTATTTACAATGCAGGTGATATAGAAGTCAATCCAAGAAGGCATGATTTAGTCATTACTTTTAAGGGGCCTTCTACAAAGTTGAAAATTAAAAATAACACTACAGGTGATGAATGGTCTTATAGTGAAACAACTGTTAGTGGAGATACCATTAAGCTCTACAACATAAAATCATTGAAAAATGAACTAAGCATCTTTTCAAAAACAAATCGAAAGTTAATTACTTTAGCTCCTGGGTGGAATGACTTTGTCATTTCAGGAACCACAGGAGCTTTTACTATTTCCTTTGATTTTAGGTATCGATATCTATAGGAGGTGAATCCATGCTTATAGTAAGGGGGCTGACGGGGAAAGAAGAAGGAGTTTCTGATTATACAGGTATTGAAAGAAAGCGTACCGTGAATGGTGAAAAGACCCTCTCTTTTTCAGTTAGAAAAACAAGACGAAACGAGCATTCTTTTAATCTTGTACAACCTGAGAGCTTTATTGAGTACGACGATGTCGTATATCGCATTAAGAACTTAAGGGATACGTTAATTGGGAAAACTCCCAAAAAAGAAGTGACAGCTGTTCATATTTTCTTTGACATTATTGATCTGCGACAAGAGGCTATTTTAACTACTGGGGAAAAAACGATTAATGAAGTTATGTCTTTTATTTTTAGTCCCACTCCTTATAATTTTGTTGTCATAGATGCCTTTGATACAGTCTACTTAGAAAATTTCGGGAATGCTAATTGCCTTTCCTTATTTAACACGGCCTTAGAAAGGTTTGAAGCGGAGTTTTCTATTCAAGGCTATACAGTTACTATTCGAGATAAAATTGGGGTTAAATCAACTGAGCAGCTACGCTTTGGTTATAATATCAAAACTCTTGATTGTACACATGACACCAATAACCTCTCAACTTATGTAAAGGGATATGGTAAAGAGCGAGAAGAAAAGGATATTTTAAAAGGTGAATCAAAGAACCTTCAAACACGAACTGGTACCTGGGAAGATACTAGTGATCCTTACTGGTATACAAAAGACGTAGGGGCTTCATTCCAAATGCAATGGTATGGAACAGGAATTCGCTTTTGGTACCTAGCTGATAATACAGGTGGAGTTTGGGATTTAACTTTAGACAAAGATCAAACCTTTACTCTAAGTACATGGGCATCTTCTCCTCAATTAAAGAGTGTGGATTTATTTCGGGATGCAGAACAGGCTTCTCACACCATTGTAGCTATATTTAAAGGTGATGACCCTAAAAATACACCTTCTACTGGAAAAGGAACTGCAAAAGGCTGGGTTCGATATTCAGATACAAATAATCTAAAAACGTTTGAAACTTATCGATTGCGTGAAGGAGACGAACGTTACTCTTGTGTTGTTGAATATACATCACCAAACGAGAAAAAATTCGGTCTTCGAAAAGCAGATCCTATTTATGATGATCGTATTACAAACCCATCTACGCTGTTAGCTAAAGTAGAGAAATCTATTATTGATGAGCCTGAAGTATCCTTTTCTCTTGAATACATTGAAATGCAAAAGCAAGGGTTCAATGTACCATTAGATGAAGGAGATACAGTTCCAACTATTTATGAGCCTTTAGATGTTGATTTAGACTTACGGGTAATTGAAATTACGGATTATCCTGAAAGTAATAAATCTCCTGTGCTTACATTATCCAATAAGAAAGACAATGTAGTGGATGTAACTTTCAACTATGCGAAACAGTTACTTGATCAAATCTGGAACGAAAACAGTAAAAAGATGAAATATGATGTTCTTCCAGAGGCAACTAAGCTAGCAACAGCGGCCTTATTAAAAGCGCAAACGGAACTTAAGTTTGAGAATGGAATTGTAGCTGTTAGCAAAACAAATCCGAATCTCGTTGTTGTCATAAATAGTGCAGGTTTAGGTGTTTCAACAAATGGTGGAGAAACCTTTGAAAATGCAATTACAGCTTTTGGTGTCAATACGAACCTTCTAACTGCTGGGCGAATCAATACAAACAATATTGCTATCGTAGGGGATGAGGCATTCTTCTATTGGGATGGCAATGAGTTTTTATCAATGGACCCTAATGATCGAAAAAAATATGTGAAAATAACTCCTGGATTTATTGATATTGGCGGTGGAGCCATTCGGATAAAACGCCCTGATGGAGCTGATTTCATTCTAAATGGTATCCCTCAATATGACTTTACTGTACAAGGGATGACACCACAATTTTGTTCTCCTGAAGTAACAGTAGCTCCGCGCTCAAGCTATACCAATGCAACAGATGCAAAAGATTTTCAAGCTTATGTGTTTAGGCATCAAGGCCGTTATCTACGTGTAAATGTCTCACTCTATCAAACTGGTGGTGGGACAGGATATATGAGCGTTGAACAGAGTTATGAGGGGTTCGCAGGCTGGAAACGTTGGGCCTTAGTTTCAAGTACAGTAACCTCTTCTGATGCAAATAGTGAAAACTCAGGAAGGGAAATGTTGATTGATCTAGGCATACCCACAGGAGATAGAAAGTTAATTTATGTTCGTATTTGGAGTTCAAATGCGAATACAACAGCGTATGGACGTGTTACAGGTATCTGGCAGGAGGGATAAAATTGAACGATATTCAATTATATTGTAATACCGATGACCAAGGGAGCATTATTGAAATTTTAACGGGACAAAATATCATTCCCACTAAAACATATGATCATTTTGAAATGATTGATAAACAAACGGAAGTCAATTTAGATAAGTTTCATGTTGTGGGTGGAAAATTAGTTCAGATTGAAGGAACAACATTAATTCAAGTTGGGAATGGGAAACTGACAACTGAACAAGAGCTAGAAGAATTGAAAAAGAAGTTAGCAGAAATGCAGGAGCTTCTTGCTAAATATCCAATTCCTTCAGAGCCACCAACGGAAACAGATAATTCCACAGAATGAGGTGATATTCTTGATGAAATATCCCTATACACAAAAAGCAATTGGTTTAGGTAGAGATGAAAGGAATATTGATAATCAGAATCTGAAAGACATTGAAAGTGATATTAAAACCGTTAATCAAGGTGTTGCTGCTCTACAATCTCAATTTAATCAAGCTATCGTTTCAGGAGGTAACTCTAATCTAGAAGTTGCTCAAGCTCGCGTTGATAAAGATGGAAATACCTCTCCTACCTTAAAGGTAAGGTTAGATGACGCTCAAGCTATATTAGAAAGTGCAGCCGCTAAAACTGATGGGTGGATAGATGCTTATGCAATGGGGGCGAAGGGTGGGGACCCGTCAGCTGATGACTCAATAGGAATTAAAGCCGCTTTTGCAATGGCAGCCACTCTGAGACGTAAGCGAGTTATTATTCCTAGTGGTCTGTATTATTTAAAAAGCACACTTGTTATACCGCGTGGTTTTCAGGTTGAAATGCAAAAAGACACGTACCTTATTCCAACGGAAAATATTAATGTTATTCAATTAAAGCCCGAAGCATTTTTGCAAGGTGGTGTAATTGACACAAGAAGATATGAGGGACGGTCCTACACGGATTTTACAAAGGCGTGCATCTATTTGGATGGAAATGACACTTTCTCTTTATATAACGAATTGCATCGCATCCAAGACATTATGCTGCTGGGTGAGGACCATTATTATACAGATCAGCAATGGACAGGAACTGGAATTCACTTCTTCTCTGGAAAAGGAACAGATGGCGTAGCGAAATTCATTTCATTTGTACAAGCAAATAATATCGGTATTTTCAACTTTAATCGAGGCATTTATTTTGAAGTAGATGAAAGTATTAAAGATCTTAGCGAGTGGGCATGGGTTACAGGTTGTACCTTTGATACAGTGGCAATGATGAACTGCACACGCAGCATTGAACTAGAGGGAGAAGGCAGCGTTCCAAGGGATGTAGGAGGAAACCAATTTAAAAACCTTCAAATCCAAATTGAGCCTAATTCAGACTTTGCTATTTACTGTGAAGGCAGTTACAACACATTTGAAGGTCTATTTTGGGATTTGCATAAAAACCCTAAACCTTCTATTCGATTTGCTAAAGGCTCTAAGTTCAATAAGGTTATTTGTGCGCATGGTTATGAGCAGCCACAACATTTCTTAGATGAAGGTTATATGAATACCATTTCTAGTTTAACTAATCATGTCCCTGACGGTAGAACGTTAGCATATCCATTATCTGCACCGTTCCAACCTAGTTTTTTAGGAAATCAAGATGACTATTTGATTAGTGGTGATTTAAGAGGATATAAAATTAAGCAAATATCAAATCATCCCATAAAAAATGGGATGCCTTTAGAGCAGCTGCTAACTTTCGATACAGAGGTAGGAGTGGTATGGGATGCCACAAATGCTACGTATGAGAACCCTATTATTATAGAAATCGATACGTCAAGTGACCCTATTTATTATTGTCAGTTTGTCGGCTACATTACAGCGTGGAAAGAGTTCCCTAGAGGATGTGAAATAGAAGTTTACGACGAAACAACTGCACAATGGTACTGGACGCATGGAGTTACTAACAATTCATCTTACCCATTCGTTGTATCAGCACCGTGGGCAGGGGCTGATAAAGCAACAAAAATTAGATATAAATTTTGGGAAACAAACTCAACAAAGGGAAACCTTGAAGTTGGCCGTTTGTTCGCTATGAGTAGTAAACAAGAAGGAAAAGCATGGATGCCTAGAGCTGGTGGCCAAATATACGGCGATTTACTTTTTAAATTCTTTGATGGATTTGTTATGGAGGATAATGTAGGGACTAAACATAAATTTGTTGTTGAAAATAAAAATGGTCTATTAGTAAATAAAGCTCTTCGATTAAGAAATCATGTACCTGCAATGAGAAATGCTTTTAACCGAGTTCCTATGCCATTTAAACCATATTTCAATGGCAACCAAGACGATTATTTAGTAGATGGACATTTACGGGGGTATACTGTTTCCTCTTCTATTACACCGACAGGTACATTGACAGATTTATTTACAATGGACGCAGAAACGGCTTGTGTATGGGATGCTACAAACGCGACAGAGGCAAATCCTATAACTGTCACTTTAGACTTGTCAAAGGATGAAATACCTTATTGTGCTTTTGTAGGAATTTTTAGCCCGGATAATAATAGTCCTCAAAACGTTATTATTGAAGCTTACGACAGAACAACAAGCAGTTGGGTTGAGCTTCATAGTGAAACCGGAATTAAAGAAAATTTCACTGTTACTCCTGACTGGATGAGCGCTATGTTTGCTACAAAAATTCGTATTAAGATGTGGGGTACCAATGGAACAACTAATAAAATCTCGTTAAGCCGTATTGTGGCTCAAAGTACTAAGGCCCCAGGAAACGCATTTATGCCAAAGTCAGGCGGCTCGTTTACGGGGAAAGTTAAAGCGAGTAAAGGGTTTGTACTCCCGTCTGTAACAGCTGATCCTACAGATGCTGAAGTAGGGCAAATGTGGTTTAGGAGTGATTTATAATGCCTGTTCCTATTGGTTATCAATTCCTAAAAGAAAAAACCGCTGTTATCAAAATTCCTGTCTATAACATTTCAGATTTTCCTGGAAGCTCTTCTGTAAGGGTAAAGCTACCTAATGGACAAATTGGCTGCTATAAATTAAAGACACCTGATATCAACACTCCCTTAAGAGTTATGACTAAACTTGGTGTACAAGGCGTCGATTTAGTAGCTGCAACAGGTAACGTGAACATAGTTATCTCTTCAGTTATTAAGAAAGGAAATACCGCAACCATAGTTGAAAACACAGCAGAATATGTAAGAGTTACATCCCAAGCTAATGCAGACGGGATTTTATTTAGCCTTGCAAACATCGCTCCTAATACCTCTTATACATTTGTAAGTGATATTGAAATTGTAAATACAGTTGATGATGTATTGTCTATTCGTATTTATAACAAAACTCAAGCCAAGTACATTAATAGCAATGTAGCTGGGAGTACAGTAACAAAGGGAGCTAAGCAGAGATTAACAGGCACTTTTAATACTGGGGCCCTAATGGTTGCTGGTGATGTTATAGAACTTTGGATCGTTCAGAGCTGGCAAAACAATACCGCTGATGCTTTCGAATTCAAAGTATATAAAGATAATTTATCGATTAACTAAGGCGCCTAGAGCGTTATTTTTTTATCATTTTATAAATTTTTTTAATAAACGAGGTGAGAATAGTGAGTTTATTTACATTAGGTTCTGCATTCAATCGCTTCTTTAGAAATGAGCTTGTCGATAAAATTAGAGCTGTAGATAGTTTTATAGATAACTTAAATAAGCGTATTGATAATATTTCACAAAACAGTGGAAATAGTATTGTGGAGTTAGTCGATGCGCGTAAGGATGAGAACGGGGTTGTTCATCCTAATATAAAAAGGCGTATTGATACAATTAGTGCATTTACCACTGAAGAAATACAAAGGTTAAAAAAAGAAAATGCAAAGATGACAGAATCCATCAGTGCCTCTGGAATCCCTGTAAATGCTGGCGCACCAACATTCACAAGGCCAGTTACAAGGATATATAAAGGACGAACATATCAGATTAATGAGCCTGTCTATGATATAGGGGGGCTCTTAGTTGATCCGACAATGCAAGAATCTTTGACTATCCCAACCACAAATATATTAAATTCTTATGAGGGAACAATTGAGGTTTCAATTATTCCATTTGTCCTGGTGGATACAATCAACTATTGCCGTATTGATTATCCAGATACAGGGCGCTTTTTATTGTTTGTCAATGCTGCTGGTCGAGTTTCTTTTAGTATAGACGAATGGGGAGGAGCTAGTATTTCTACTGCTAGTGGAGTAGCTAAAGTAAACGAGCCATTTACAGCTGCTTTAAGATGGAATAACAAAGCTAAGGAATACACTCTCTTTGTAAATGGTAAAAAGATTGGTACTAAATACTACGAACAAAGTAAAAAGGGAGAGTTTGGAACAATAATGTCGTTGGTTCATAATTATCCTGCCGTGGTAAATAAGCTGCGGTTTTCTCATATTGCGCGTCCAGATAGGGAGTTGATTTATTAATGGCAGACAAATATCCAAGCATGACAGCGTTAGAAGCTGATACAGTCAAAGGCGTAGATTGGGATATTTACACTATTGATAATGACCATGACGTATTAATTTCTTCTATTCACGGAGGAGGAATTGAAGTTGGCACAAGTGAACTTAATAAGCTTATTCAGGAGATAGGGGGCTATGATAGCTTTATTTTTGAAGGCTTAAGGTCTAGTAACAATAGTGAGTTGCACGTAACAAGTACTAACTACGATGAGCCGACTTTAGTTAGTATGGTTACAGACGCCAAACAAAACATTGCTATTCATGGCGCTTCAGGTGATACAGCTGTTGTATATGTAGGAGGTCTTGATCTTTGCTTACGTAATACTATCTGGGAGGAATTGGTGAAAAGAGGAATTAATGCACAAATTCCTGAAACAGCAATTATAGGGGAAGAGCCTAATAATATCAGTAATCGAACTAATGGGGTGGGATGCTGCCAATTAGAAATCTCAACTCAACAGCGTAAAGATTTCTTTCTCAATGGGGATTGGAGTAAGGCTAAAAGAACTAAGCGTGAAAATTGGACACCTACTCTATACGCCTTTGCGGAAGCAGTCGTAACAGGAATAGAAAAAACAAGAAATGCCTATCAACGTGACCGACACACCTCTTATTTAATGGATTTTTATAATAACCTTAAATATGGAGGGAATGATGATTTAACTATTGTTAACTCAGGAAGTAGGCGTGTTCATCTTAGAATCTCTATTTCAAATGGCGTACCTACTATTACTTATAGAAAAGGCTCAGAATACATCGGAGCTGTAGAGAATGATCCTACAGGTATGTTCATTACATTTAAAAATGTGCCAGCTGGAACATTTCCTTTTGTGCAGCTAGAATTTACAAGTTCAGAAGGATTTAAAATTGATTCAGTTAAATCGATAGGTTATCACTATACACGTGCGGGGAACTCCAAATCCGTCACAATTGGATTAAAAGAAATAGCTAGTGCTAGTGTAACGCATACTCCTATGAGCGCGATTGTTAGTGGGAGTGCTGAAATAAAAATTGATTTATAAAACGCCTAGAGCGTTATTTTTTATGCCTAAAAAGAGAGAGGGGCTATTTTATACGAGGGGTGAGGAAGATGTCACGACCGGCGGAGGCTCAACCAATGGATACAACGCAGAAAGAGATAGTTGAAATGAAAACAGATATTAAGTCATTGCAAAAAGAAGTACAAGAACTTAAGCAGATCACCACACGTCATGATGGAAGGATTCAAGCCATTGAAAATATGCTAAATAATATTAATGAGAATACAACTTGGCTTAAGCGTACTATCACAAACGCTATTATCGGCGCTGTTTGTACAGGTTTTATTGGCGGCGGCATCGCCATTATTTTTACAGTGTTTAAGGGAGGAAGCTAAATATGAAAAAAGACATATTAACATTACTGGGTGGTTTCCTAACTGCCCTTTTGTTTTTCTTTGGAACAATTGGGGTGAGCTTTGATTGGTTTACCACGGAAAGTATTAATGCTTTTGTGATTGTTGTATCAGCTTTTGTTGCACTTGTAGTTAATATATACGCGGTGTGGAAAAATACACACTTTATTCAAGGGCTTAGAGCGTGGCTAAGAAAGAGAGAAACTAAAAAACAAAATAAATAAAAATCAGTCATTCTTCTTGAATGGCTTTTTTATATAACTAAAATTTGAAAGGAAGATGGACATGTATGCATTCGAAAAGTTACCACAGGTAGTTGATAAGCGCGGAAAGTTACCTCATAAGGGCTTTTATGGGAATAGAAAGAACGGTGTGGATTCAATTACAACTCGTGTATGGCATCATTCATTAACCAAGCTATCGGCTGGTGGATCTAAAATTGAATCATTCGCTGATTTTCACGTTCGTACAAACGGATGGCCAGAAATCGCTTATCACTTAATCATTGATCCAAAGCATATTGTGAATGGAAAAGCTACAATTTATTATTGTGTAGACATCGCTAAGCGAAGCTATCATGTAGGTAACAGTAACACAATTGGTTTAGGTATTTGTGTAATAGGTGATTACCGTACAGATAAGCTCAATGAAGCAACTATCCACTCTATTATTGACTTACACAAAGCTTTAATAGCTGATGGAATTGGCAAATATGATAAAGCGCATAATGAAATGCCAGGTTATTCATGGAAAGCTTGCTGTGTATTTGATTATAATAAGGCATTCAAAGATGTACTATCTGATTTACTGCCACCTGCCAAGCAACCTGATCGAGTACCTGGATTATATACAATTCAAGAAGGCGATACATTCTGGAGCATTGCTTTAAAGGATGGAAAAGCAGGAGTTACTGTTAATGATTTAATTGCTGCTAATCCTGATGTAAAACCGTCTGAATTGAAGGTTGGACAGACAATAAAATTCGGTATAGCTAAGAATAGTTACACACCAACGTCAGAAAGACCTAAGAAACCACAATCGGCTTATCAATACCCGTTACCTTCGGGAGTGCTCAAAAAGGGTGCACGAGGCGATTCTATAAGCCAATTACAAAAAGCCTTAGCTGCTGTGAATTTTTATCCCAACAAAAATGCTGAAAATCAAGGTGTGGATGGCATCTTTGGCGCTGATACTGAAAATGCATTAAGACGTTTTCAAATGGTATATGTTCCTTATCAAGTGGATGGAGTATATGGTCCAAATACAAAAGAGAAGCTGCAAGCTGTATTGAAATCTAAAGGTTATTGATAAAATAAAAAAGCCCCAATTTTAGCGAAGGGGCTTTTATTTACATAAATAATTTTATACAAGTGGCGATCAAACCAGCACAAGCAATTCCAGTACCTACCACCCATTTAATTACACCTTTTTGTGATTTCAATATGATATTTTCAACTTTAGTTTCAGTTGTTAAATTCTTATTTGTTATAGAATCGTCCACAATAGTTTTTACTGTGCTTTCCGTAGGAAGTAACTTCACGGCTTCTTGAATAGAGGTTTTTATAGAATTTTCTAGCTGTAAAAGGTCTACTTTTGTAACGCAGTTATCCAGTTTAGAGTTAATCAGAAAAGCTTGTTGTTTCACATCACTCAATTGTTCCTGAATTTGTCTATTCTGATATTCTAAATTTTCAACACGTCTCTCTAAATCGCTCATTCCACCGTCACCTCCATTGTTGTTACCTCTATCTTTATTATATGATTTCGCATCAGTAAATGCCACTGATTTACTTATAGAGTTGATTCCATTACCAGCCATATTATAATGAAATCCATTTCTTTGTTCTTCTCTAATTAATTTTATGCTCTGATCTTTAAAAATTCCACCAGAAACTTTTTTATGCTCCAGTTGAGCTAAGAAGTTTTGGAATTCTTCTGGAGGCTTTTTAGCAGGCTCTGTAGGTATTGAGTCTATTTCAATATTACTATTTTGTGCTACTCTTATCTCATACATACCACATCGACTCCTTAAATGTTTTGAGAAGCACGAACGGGTATTTGAATTGTATTTGTATGCTCGTTATTCACAGTTACCGAGAAAGAATGAAAACCTGATTTTTTAAACACAATATTATTAAAATCCATGTTGATGGATCCACTGTTCACGGGTCCACTGTTCATGGTGTTTTGAACTTGTTGATCTGTTGGCGGAGAAAACTTAAAATCAAGTTCTTGTGTAGGAATAACAAGGTCTCCCTCTTCATCATGTATCTCAATTTTAAGTTTATAAGGAACATTTATTTGTAATTCCAATAAAGAAAAACCTAATACAAAGGAAAAATTACCAGGTACTGAATAAGGTGTAATTGCATTATAAGGATTTTTGATAATCATTTCTTTGTCATTAAAAATGTCTTCGCAGACTATTACATAACCAACTCTAGCCATACCACATACTCCTCTTAGTAAAATAATATACTTTTTATAGCTTGTTTCACTAGTTACTATATTATAGCAAACATAGGAATTATAAGGTATTAATTAAATTGACAAAAAATATAAAATCAGTTCTTATTAGAATTATGAAGTAAATATAAAGGAGTTAATATGGAAGAGCTACAAGAAGACAAATACGCAAATATAGATGTGACCAAGGTTTATGAATACGCTGATATGCCGGACAAAATTTCAGGTCGCTGTGATAACTGCAGTGGAGTAAGATTTAAAAGTAGCGTAGGTGGTGGCAAGTTCCTACGTGAATGTACGAATTGTGGGATGAAAAAGAATATCTAAAGCAGAATTGTCGACAGTTGTATTTTACAGGAGTACACTTTATAACGATAGCTATTTTACTATCCTTACTTTACTGTTTGACAATGTGATGTTGTCGAGACCCTTTGTTATCTCCCCTGATAGCAAACGATCCCCTTAGCAAATCCTTTTCTGTTTAATGGCAGAAAAGGTAAAACCCACTGCTCATAAGAGTAGTGGGATTATTTTATTTCAAATTATAATTCTAAATTATATCTCTTAAGTATAACCTCTACATCCTCGTTTGTTATTCGGGAGTACGCTGCAACAAGGTTTCCTGTTAAGTAATCAAGTTCTTTTTCTGCTGATGCTCCTTGTTGGCTTAAATCGAACAGCATAAGTATGCTTCTTAGAAATAGATCACACGGAAATTGCAAACATTCTGGTCCTCGATCTATTTCGTTTAAATGGACTTTCACCTGTAAATCCTCACACAAATTAATTAAATTTCCTATCTTACTTGTTCTCTGCATAGCTAAACCCTCCTTTGTCTCTTACAAAGCTATGTATGTATTTAGAGGGTTTAGAACTTAGAATAAAGACATTTTATTTACTTCCTGTGGAATTTTGATTAATCCATTCAAAAACTTTATCTCTTGGATATCTTCCTTTAATTTTAGCCAATCGCGGAAACGACGGGTCTGCCGTTAGTTTAGTGACGGTTGAATCGGCAATTTGAAAGATTTCTGCAAGATCCTTGTTTGTTAGTACTGGCGGATAAGAAAAATGTTCTTTTCCATCTTGGACGCCTTGTTTGTAAGTTTCCTCAAATAATTCCTCCATGCGTGCCTTGAAAAATTCTGCTTCAAGCTCTTCAAAAGTTATGAGTGTACGTACCATAAAGCTCCCACCTTAGTGAAGATTTTTTAAGATAATATCTTATTTTTCTTCCTCAAATTCATACAGATCTTCTGCTTTACAATCTAATAATTTAGCTAATTGAAATAAACGTGGTACTGAGGGATAGCTTTCACCTGTTATGTACTTGGTTAATTGTCTCTCTCCAATACCTAATTTTTTAGCAATGAAATTTTTTCGATACCCTGATTCCTCTATATATTCTCCGATTTTATTTTTTGTACATCTCATATAATTTCCCCTTCTAAGAAATTAAATTTCTAAATAATTGAATTTTAATGGCATATAAGACAGACCTTCCTTAATACCATTTAACATACCAAAGAAAATTCCTTTTAAAAGTACCAAATTTAATTCCGTAAATGGTTCCTAATGATGTTACCCAGTAGGAAGCCGCTCCACGCTTTTAAACGGAACATCAAAATATGATAACCACAATGTTTCTTCCAATTATTTGAGTGCCGTTTAAAAGAGACTATCCTATAGGATACAAAAGAAAAGGGGTGTAGGTGTGCTGATTGAAATCACAACCTCAATTGCTGCAGCTTCTATTTTAGGTTTAGCTCAATTGAAGAAGGAGGGAAGCACTGAAGATGACACAAAGAAAATCAAACAAATTGCAGATAATGTGGGATTAAAAAAAGCTGGCCAGTCTATCCGGATTCATCGTAGGTACCGTCCTAAAAATAAGAGATACACAGAGTATATTTATCAGATTCCGTTGGGTTTAGGTCTGCAGGACTTTAAAGATCAAATCGATAAATTCGAGGATGGTTTGAATAACAAAAAAACAGTATTCACCTTTAAGTTAGGTGATATGAAAAAAGTAAGCATTAAAGAATTGCGTAAAATCAAATCAATTCTAGGTATTTTTGAAGAATTAAAAAGAATCTTTGGAGAAAAACATCCTATACGAAAAACCATTCATATGAGCTATGATGGAATGTTGCGAGTGAAGGTATACGATCAAGATATACCTACTTACCTTCCTTTTAAGGAAGCTATCTGGGAGCAATGTAAGAAGTGGCATGTTCCTATTGGTGAAACAAAAGATGGAATTCATTTTATACGTTTAGATGATGGGCACGCTGTAATAGCTGGGACCACGAGATACGGTAAAACTACATTCTTACATCTACTGATTAATACTTTTATTAAATTACATCCTAATGAAGTTGAATTTAGCCTCATTGATTTAAAATCAGGGTTATCTTTTCAACGCTATAAAGATTGCAAACAGGTAATGAACCTAGCTGAAGATTTAGAAAGCTCACATTCCTGTTTCAGAGCAGTTATACAAGAAATGAAACGTCGAAAAGCCTTGTTTAAAAAATTAAGTGTTGAGAAGATTCAAGATGTAAAAGAGCCTATAACAAGGCGCTATGTCATTATTGATGAAGCAAGCAACCTTGATTATAGGCGCATGGAGCTAGAAACAAAAGAAGATATTCAAAGAGCAAAATTTTTGTATGAGCAATGCAAAGCCTGGATGAAAACTATTGCTTGTGAAGCAGCAAGTTTAGGTATTTACTTAGTTTTCTCAACTCAATATCCAACTGTAGAGGTATTGGATAGCCAGGTGAAAGCAAATACCATTACAAAAGTTTGTTATCGATTGGATACAGGAAATCAGAGTTTAGTCGTTCTTGATCATACAGGAGCTGAAGATATCACAGTCAAAGGAAGAGCAATTGTAAGGACACCGGATGGAAAAAATGAGGTACAAAGCTATTTCTTAAAAGATGAACAAATTAAAAAGGTTATTACACCTCATATCAACATTCAACCTCGAAAGGATGATGATAATGAACAAACTGAGCAAAAAGGAGCAGAGAACCGATCAGATACTCCTGTCCTTAAAAAAACTAGACTTTCTTAACAGAACACAGCTCCAAACCTTACATGATTTAGGGTCGGATCGTAATGCTCGTAAAGTGATGCAAAACTTGGGTGAGTATGTTCATTGCTTTCGTGATGGGGAAAAAGTTTATTATTTATCTAAGGAAGGGAGAGAACGCGTTGATTGCAGTAAAGTTCGTAAAAAAACTATTCAAGCCCGTCATTATATCATGAGAAATTACTTATACATCGCGTATGGTTGTCCGGAGACATGGGAAAATGAGGTCTTATTAGAGATTGAAGACCATGTGAAGGTGGTTTGTGATGCTATTTTCGAAGAAAGAGGGAGCGATCATATTATTGAAATTGACCATACTCAGAAGATGAGTGTTAACAAGCTGAAAATTAATAAGTATCGTCAGTTATTTAACTCAGGAGCATACAAAACAAAGCCTAAACTTATCTGGATGACCACCACTGATTATCGACGTAAACAATTATTAAAGCTCTGTGAAGGTTTAAATGTTGAGGTTTTTACTATTACAGATTTTTATTAGGAGGAGTTCATATGTTTACATCTAAGAAAATTCAAACGGTTGGTACAGTTAAAGAGTTTTTAAAAGGGCAAGAAAAGAAAGTGAAACAAGATTGGATACCTCTTGCTGCCGCTGGATCAGCTCTTCCTCTGATCCTAAACACTATGCCTACATTTTCATTTGCCGCAACAAATACCTCCGTTGATGTCTCTCAAAAAGTTATTTCTGCATTTGATCCATTAACTGAATTAGTAAAAGGTTTATCTTATCCACTTGCCTTTCTTGCTTTTAGTGCAGCAGGTATCTATTGGTTGATTGGAAACCGTCCAAAGGCAGTTGAGATGATGCAAGGAGCTACGATAGGTTATGTCATTGTACAGTTATCTCCAATGCTTATGCGTTTACTTGTATCTGTAACAGCAGGATTCTAAGGAGGGACTCTTATGTGGGGCAAAGTTCAAACCGTAGGAACAATTACAGAATTCATAAATAAAGAGGCTACACTAGGAACGGCAGCCTCTTTCCATGAGTTGCTAGATTGGGCACTTCATCCTGTTGAGCAGACAAAAGAAGTTGGGGCCAATATAGCATATGATAAAATTGAACCTTTCTTGGATATTATATGTGTTATGTCTTATCCACTTGCCAGTGTCATAATTACGATGGCTGGATTAATGTACATTGTGAACTTCAAAGAGAAAAGTATTTCTTGGCTAACAAAAACAAGTGTTGCTTATGTGGTTATTCAATTGCTGCCAATGTTAACAAAAAGTATTTTACAAATATTAGCCACGTGAAAAATTCTTATAAAAAGTCTTGAGTGAAAATATAATTACTTTTGTCGCATTTATCTACTATAATTAAAAGGATAAAAATATATGTAGGTGAATATTATGGAAAAATGGGAGAAGTATTTTTTTCAACCGAAATCAATAAACGATATTCTAGGTGATGCAGCTGTATTCATTGACACTAATGTATTACTATCCGCTTATCAGTGGAGAGAAGTAACCGTAAATGAGGTTATAAGTGTTATGCAAATTCTTAATCAAGAAGGTAGATTGAAAATCCCTCTCCAAGTTATTAAAGAATTCGCTAGAAATCGTCCTAAAGAAATTGTAAAAAGAATAAACGAGTTAGAAGAGGCAATTTCGAAATTACAGAAGCCTAGTGCGTTGACTCAAAGAGTGCCTATGCTTGCAGGGTTAGAGATATATGAGAAGGTAAAAGAGCTACAAGATAGCTATGCAGATGGACTGAAAAATTATAAAGAGGGATTAGTAGAGCTAAGAGACGAGCTAAAAAAACTATTTTATGAAGATCATATATTGAGTCAATTTCAAGACATTTTTCGTACCGCATTTTTTCATCCAGAGGAAATTAAAGATGAAGCTGAATTAATTAAGGATGCAGAAAAGAGGTTTAAAAATCAACAGCCTCCAGGATATAAGGATAGCTCTAAAGAAGATAACAGTGCAGGAGATTATATCATTTGGGCAAATATGCTTGAATTAAAACAAGACGTCATCTTTGTTTCAAATGAAAAGAAACCTGACTGGGTTTATACAGATAAACATAAAAATACTATCAGTGTTAGAAGAGAATTAACTGAAGAGTTCTTTGAATCCTCAGGTGGTCATACTTTTGGATATTTATCGCCTAAGGAATTGATTACTCTTTTAAAGCCTAACGTGAGTGAAGAGGTCAAAGTAGATTTAGAATCACCACTTCAACTTGTTTCAAGTAATTATAAAGAATTTAAAAAAGATGTTCATTTGATTAAAGCAATAGCTAAGATATTATACGAAGAAGACCCAATGCGATTAGGTCTGATAAATGATAAATTGGAGTATATAAATGAGGCTGAGACCATTGTGGACCAGATAGTAGAGGCCATGGATAATACCAATACAGAAAGAGAGTCCCTATTAGAGATAATTCATAGTACATTTGTTTATTACTTTAATGGGGATTTGGCAGGTCCCTCTACTAGATATGGAGGAATCTGCTTAAGAGTTTGGGAATTACTCAGCGATGATGTTAAATGTGAATTGAAGATTTATTGA